ATAATAAAACCATGACATAATGGCATGAAGTGATATATAAATGGCAGTGTTTTACCACATATTCCCACCGAGATTGCGGCTTGCCGCAACTGGTTGGTAGACAGTGTGTTACACGACCCGTTTTTACGCTCACTGAATTCTTTGTAAGATATTGAATGTCAGGATGTTACATAGGGTGGTAGAAAGTGGAGAAAAGTGGTAGAAAATGGTATGGTTTACCCTTTAGGAATGGTGGGGGGATTTGAGCCGTTCGTTAATTTTCTATTAAATTTTTTGAAAAATTTGGAAATGTGGGTAAAAATGACTATACCCCACCTAAAGGCGGGCCCCTCTGGTCTCGTGAATTCAGATCGTTTTATAAAAAAGTTTAATGAATTCGGGGGGTGAATGCACTTTGTTATTATGCGCAGTATTTATATGTATAATATAAGAAAGATGGCATCTCAATTACTACAGTCGGTGAGCGACACCTTAACAAAAAAACCAGAATATGGTATTGTTTCTTCCATGTTATCGATTAGTATGAGCACCACCGAAATGTTACAACTGGTGGGTGTGGTGATCGGTCTTTTTATAGCCGTGATTACCGCGGTTTTAAAAGTTATCGAGCTTAAAGATAAATTAGCGGAGAGAAGAAAAGCTAAACGTTTAAAAAAACTGGTGGAAGATGCCAGACTGGATGAAGAGGAATGAGAGACGCCACTAAATTAACTGGGGCCACCCTGATTAAAGAGGAAACTGAATTCCAAATCGGTGATGTTTACCTGGCACCCAATGGTGAATTCTATATGGAAGTGAAAAAAGACGGCGCCGTGTGTAATACCATGGTGAATTCTATTAAAGCTGATCTGAATTCTGGAAAAGCTAAGCTAAAAGTATAAAAAAGTTTAATTGAATACAAATAATAACCTCAGATGAATTCTGGGGTTTTCTTTTTTATGGCGCCGTATGAATTCTGGATCAGATATGAATTCTAAACCACGGGTGCCATTTGAATTCTGGAAGTTTTTTGGGGATTGCCTCTGGGTGAATTTGAATTCTGGAACAATTCTGGATTTGAATTCTGTTTTTTTAAGAATCAGGGGTGAATCCTGTGAACTCACCCCCAATATCTCAAATCAAATCAAAACAACATGCATTAATCATGTAGGCAATATAATAATAGGGATAAAAAATGAAAAAAGCAAGCGCTTTTTTAACTTTTTTTTACAAAGATGAATTTAATTGATTCTTAATGTAATTCACCCCGTCTTTGAATCCTTCTTCATAGACCCCTTTCTCATATGTATTCAGTGCGGATGGAGCTGAAGACAGAGCTTTCTGGCCCACCGTGCTCGCGGGGATGTCCGCGGCGTCCACCAGCTGATCTTTTTTATGTTTTGTCACCTTATATAGGTGAAACCACATGGCCGTGGATGTGATCCAGACCGCCAGGTTAATATTCTGGTGCATTTCTGTTCCTTCAGAAGTCACCGTCAAGGTGATCGCGCCGATCAATGACAAACCATAGATCCCCATCAGGATCAGGTCGCCTGTGTTATAAGTTATTTTCTTCATTCTGTTTTTTAATTTGTCGTATATGTGCTTTTAAATTATTGATCATGTCTTCCATGTCCTCTATGGTGATCTCCACAGCAAACTTCGGGATCTCCACCATCTCTTCCTGTTCCTGTTTTACATTACCAGTGGTGAATACTGTGCGGCTGGTGCCGTCATCGATTATCCTGGTGTCTAGGTCAAAATACTGACTCCTGGATTTCAGGAATCTCTTGTGGTTCATAAAATGAGTTATCATATTTATAATACTAGCAAAAAAAAGTGGGGAAGTCAAGTCCCCACCTTCTTACGTGTGAACAATTTATTTACTCAGTGGTGATGTAACTGATCCAGTATCCACCCAGGTCGATCTCCTGGTCATTACACAGGTCCATGAACTCGGAGAGCGCCAGTACAGCGGCGCCCTTGTCCCTCAATCCCTGAACCTGATCCTGAGTCAGGGTGTTATTCTCCAAGTGCTCGGCGTCTCTTCGTCTATCAAACTTATCGATCGGCAGCATTACAATCATTTTCTCCATGGCTTACAATTGAATTACGAAACCTGAATTATCTTTTCTGGCTTTGCCTTTTGCTTTCAGGCCAACGATTACTCCATTGCCATGTAAAAAAGTTAAGTCGTGCTCATCGCCATTGATAACTGGAAAACCCATGTATTCAGCAGGTAGCTCGCTTTCATCCTTTACATTGAAGACCATTGCTACATTCAGACCTGAACTCAAAGCTGTGATAGCGTTAATTCTGGTAACAGGTCGTTCGTCCACACTATAGGTTAAGTGATAGTTAGGTGCCTGTGACTTCAACATTCTAGAGAAGTCTTTTGTGTAGTCGTAGAACTGAACGTCTGGAAATAATTCCATGATGTTTTTGTCGTCCTTGATTTTAATATTCTCATATGGAATATCTGATGTACCGTTTAAACGAACGGCCAAAGCTTTACCATGTTTTTTATAACCCTTGGCAACTTCATTGTATACCTGTTCCAGGAACAAAGCTTTCTCACGTAGAAAGTATTCAGTTTTGTTTAGACGGCCTGTCATTACATTACTGAATGCTCCCCTGCCAGCTGTGAAGAGACACGCAGCCTTGCAACCTTCGCTAGCATGCGCGCATAAGTTTTTACCAGAGGTGTTTTGTTTCTCGGGAGACATGTACAGGATAAATGTAGTGTAACCCAATTTCTCGCCCTTAATAGTCTTGGCGTTTTGTGTACCGAACAACGTTGTTGGTCTTTTGTACTTGTAAGATAAGTCGAACATAATTACTGTGTTATTTGATTTGATTACAAATATAATGTAAATGTTTTTCCTGTGCAAGTTTTTTATCGATTATTTTTTATAAAAAATTTTATTGCATTTTTTTAATAAAAGATTTGGTTGGTAAATAAATTGTGCTTATCTTTGTACCAACAATAAAGATAAAGACTATGGCTATTGTAATAGGAAGACCAATCAACGGTATCAGTATCAACGGACTCGAATACTTGTTAGATGAGAACGGTGAGTATAAACAGTTTGAATCCAAGGAAGAGGCAAAGACCTTTTTGAATTCCATGTTCGAAGAACCGTTGACGGACGATCAACTTGAAGACAGCTTCATGTTCATGGACACTGAAACAGATTTTGAAAACCCCGAAGCTTTTAAAAATGATTAGGATGAATTCTTTGCTGTTGGGGCTATCTGTATTCTTGTTGGGCTCATGTTATGAATCCGTCAAGGGTGATGAAGTCAAACATAAAATTGTAAAAAAGTTTAAGCTCCCGCCTAGCGGGATACACGAAGAGATTTCACCCAGGTATCGCGGCGTACTGGAAAACGGGGACACCGTACCAGTCGGCGAGAATACCAGAGTAGGTGACACGGTGAGCTACATCTATTATAAGATGAAGTAGCTGTGAAAGATGCATGGGTTTGTTCATGCTGTGTTTATTTGATTTATTGCAACGGGCCTGCTGAGAAGCGGGCCTTTTGTATTATTTGAATTCTGGAAGAACTATGCTTCTGGCGTACATGATTACATCCTGGTGTTCTGTAACAATCTCATGCTTTAATTTATCCAGTTCTTTCTGGGCTGCTTCCCTGGTCTGGAAGTAACTGGACATGCGCTGTGAATTCTGGTGGAGCCAGGTAAGTTCACAGTGAATCCTTCTCACCTGCTCTTTGATCCTGAGTACCAGGTAAACTGGAATGAATAGATCCTTCACCTGGGCTGGTGATCCATGCAGCTTATGTTTTGTAATAAAGTTTAGAGCTGCTTCCTGATCTGTAAAAAACTTTGCTCTGTTGAACTGGACTTCCCAGACTGGATCGCCAGATGCCTTAAGGTCCACCAGAACCCTACCAGATCCAGAAGCCACAATCCATTTCTCACCGTCCTGTAAACAAAAATCCATACCAGTAATATAACCAGTATGGATTTAAAGTAAAGTGTATTCTGGGATTAAATCTCCCAGATGGTAGCCAGTGAATACCAGATATTTCCAGTTTCACCCTTCTCTTCGCATAACGCGTACAGCTCATCGTCTGTAAGCTCAGTGGTGTCGATTCCATGCTTCGCAAAGAAATCATTATTAATGTGAACTCTTTCCTGCGGCAGGAACTGGTCGACAACCTTTCTGATATGCTCTTGTCCTTTTGGTGTGATTTGTAACATGGTATAAAGATAAGAAAGTTTATTACTTTGTCAAGATTACTTTACCAATTCTGTATGTCCAGTAAATATCACAGAACCCAAAGAACGCATCAGTAGAACCGTCATCGTTATCTGATTCTGTGAACAGCGTACCATAGTCCTCATCTTCCCAAGTTGACTGGTCGTTACGGTCAACTGGATTCTGATTCCTGTTATGTGAATGTTGCATTCCAATCCCCTCGTTAACCATTTCATCATACCTCTTAACAGCATCCTGTTTGTTGAAGAACTTAATTATAACTTCATCCACATATTCAGAAAAGTCAGCGATGAAGCATTCACAGTCATCTTCAACATCCTGTGTGCCGACCTTAAAGTAGTGGTCAACATCTCCCAAGAAATTTGACAGCGCTTCGTTGTTACCTGCGTTGAACCTTACAGCCCAATCATCCTCGCACCAGTAATCATTATCTTCTTCCAGATTCTCATCCAGTGCAAAGATTTCCTGTGTACGCTTTTGGAATTCAGCCTTCGCTTCCTCTACTGTTGGGAAGAAAAGAACTTCGCTGTCACTTGGTAGGTGAGTAGCGATAATTAAATAGTGAATTTGTTTTGCCATCTTATTTGATTTTATGTTTCAAATATAAGTAAAAGAAAATTACTGACCAAATTTTATTACAAAAAAAATGGGGATTGCTCCCCATTCTCTTACTCCGCAAAGTCAGGTTTAATTTCCTCGAACCCGTCAGGAACAGAATTGCTAACAGAAATTACATCTCTAGCCCACAAACCCACATAGTCATTCGAGCCTCTGAAATCTCCGCCACCTCTACCGTTACCCTCACAGGTTAACAAAGGTAGTGGGTGGATTTGCCAACCGTCACTATCTTTAGGACAGCTGTCCTTATCCACAAACTCTTTTTTGCTGTGGTTAATCACATAGCGATGTGCTTTCCTACCCTTTTTAGGCTTAACCTTTGTGCTATCATCACATAGGGAATACAGGTTGACATTCTCGATTGTACCTCTGTCAGTTACACAGGTTTGGTCTGCTTCCTCATCCGCGTAATCACCCGCCCAAACCATGCGCTGCGGGTTATCCACTATCAGGGTTTCAAACGCCTTTACAAAAGGGTTCTTCATCCATGAATGCTCCATGAGTTTAAGCCCACTACCCGTAGTGAATTTAGACCCGTCATCCCTAGTATAGGTTGTTTTGATTTCGTGAGAATACACCCACGCTTTTACCTTTTCAGGCTCTCCTTGTTTTGCCTCGTCTAAAACGATTGGCTTGTAATACTGTCCCATGTCTTATTTGATTTTGTTACCACAAAGATAATGTAAAATAATTTGCTGTGCAAGTTTTTCGCAAAATAATTTAAAAAAAAATGGGGGCTCTCTCCTTCCCCCATTCTTCGCTATTAACACCAGAACGTTATCTGGATTTTTTAATTGTCCGCTGCTTCCAGTTGTTCGCCACAGTCGGCACACTTGTAATCCGTTTCCTCATATGGTGGATGTTCCTCATCGTAAGCAAAACAGTTACCACGATCATCAGGACCATCTCCCAGATTGTTGAACATATCCAGAGCCTCTTCCTCGGAAGGTGCACATGCCCTACAGAAATCTACAGGGATTGATTCTGATGTGTAGATTCTCATTGTGCGTAAGAGTTTGCAAGTTGCCAAAGACCCTCGTTGATGTCCAAGTTCAGGGTGATGTTCTTGATAGGACGAGCCTGACGAACTTTGTTATCTGAACCTAGATGTTTGAATTGTCCATTCACTAACTTCTCCTGAACGCGATTGAAGACAGTCCAAAGGTTGTTAGGGGCGTCATCTGCACGCTGTGGAACAAGCAAGCCGTTAACATCAACCGACAAAGCGATTTGAGATAAGTCAGCCAAGTTGTTCTCCTTGATGTACTCGGGGTAGCGGATTGCGAAAGCTTTCATTGCGAAATCCTTGCGAGCCTCTTCGGTCATCTCGGTACGCTCGAATGTCTTGATTGTATCGAACACCACAGGTAACTTCTCGGTGATGTCTCCAATCATCTCACGAACATTCTCGAATGAGTATCCCATGTGACGAAGATTCAACTTACCGAAAGTTTTATCCGCAACCACCAAACCGTTTGAACAAATGAGACGGAATAAACCAACATGAAAGTTCATTGAACGAGTTCTATCGTGTGAGTTGGTGAAAAGGATTTCAGGTACATTACCACCCACACCCACAGCACCGAAATCTTGGTGACGGAAACGAACTAGGTGACGAGTCGTGTCAGGGCTTGTCTTTGACTTTTGTTGGCCAACATCGTGGATGTTCCATCCGAACTTCGAAAGGTCATCGATAACATCGATTGTTGGGATGAACTGATAGTGCTTTGATGCACCTGCCTTCGCTCCTTCTTCTGCTGTGCGGAATACTGCGGGGGCTTTTGCTTTTAACTCTTCAACTGTAAACATGATTTCTGATTTTTTTGTTGATACAAAGATAATGTAAAATAATTTAGTGCACAAGTTTTTTTTACTTTTTTTTCGGTTTTTGTTTTGGGACCGCTTTTTGCTTTGGTGTTACTTTAACATATTTGTATGTTGATTTACTGATTCTTACTTTCTTTAAGGCCATATTATAATTTTAAAAACTGAAAAAAAAGAACCCGTCAGCTGATACACTACTCCGTAAGTAGAGGTTCTCAATTAACTCCCCACCGAAATTCGGGGTACTGACGGGTTTAGGGGTTCTTTAGTTATGCATATCAATCATAACCGCGAAATATTCATCGACTTCCTCAAGCGCCTGAGTCGGATTATTGGTTTCGTTTTCGATATCGTAAACATTACTTTCGAAACAAAACTCATCGTACCTTGCTTCAGCATATCGGTTGGCATAGTACGCCGACATATCGTGTTCGCTTTCAGGTTTCTTTGCCTCGAGCATCTTTGCCCAATAATTCTCGGCTTCCTGATTCAAATCCTTTGTCCACTCTTTTACCACATCGATACAAGTTGATAAAGGAACTATGTCGTCATCGTTACCGAAGTCATCATAAGAACTACGAGCATACGGATTAGACCCAACACCCTCGAGGCTTTCCCAAATCAACTCAAGCGCCTGAGTTTGTTCCTGAACCATCTTGGTCGAAAGGAATTCACCCTTATCAGGATACATCTTTTTGAAGTGCGCTTCAGCTTTCTCAAAGAACTCCTTTGACTTTGAATTAAGCGTTCCACTCCAGCGACCACCGATTACATACCAATCCCATACATCACCATCTCCGTGCTGAACCATAAAGGCTTGGGTTTTTTCTAATACCTCATCTTTATCAGAGGCTTTCATTAATAAGATAACTCCTTTGTGCATACATTTAAATTTTAGAATTCAAAGATAAGTATAAAAAACTTCCTGTGCAAATTAATTTTCATTTTCTTCCCACTCATCCAAATCATCTTCCTCATTCATATCAATGAATACTACTCGGAAAGCCGCGTACTCACCATAGGCATCTTTGATACCATACACATCGTAAGAACCGTCACCGAATCCTGAAGATGATACAACTCCGTTTGGAAGTACACCCCAACTTTCAGGGTGGTCTAGAGTAATCTTACAACAAGCGTGATACCATATATCTGCGTCACGGTCGCTGTCGTCAGTCAGGAAGTCACCACCGAAGTCATACTTGGGCATATCCTTAACACTCGCTGATTTACGGTAGTGGTCACGATCGAAGAAACCGAACTGTCCACTGTCCACACCAAAGGTTCCTGGAAGTTCTTCCCAATCACTTTCGTTGATTTTAATATCACTGTGGTGAATTGTCAGGTCAATATTCCGCTGTCCCCAATCTCCAACGGTTTCAATGTTGGAATGGGCTAACCAAGTACCTTTCCTTACATTGTTAACAGTACTCATACACCAAATGTCTGTGGTGTAGCAAGGGTCGCTACATACTAACGACCCTGAAGTAATCTCGAATTTTTGTGTCATTTGATTTTATTTTAAAGTGTTGGTAATACTCCGTTCTCGCCATAAAATAATACACCACCCTCGTTACCCTCATCATCTGCTGATAAGATACAACTAGTTCCATCATTCAGGAAGAAACAAATTGGTCGTTTGTTCCAACCCATCATTTCCATTTCCTCATCATTCAGGTATCGTACCTCAACGATTGTCTTTCCCTGAAGAACTTTCTTCGCTTCAGTGTCCCAATACTCTTGGATGTCTTTTTGTTTTGTAGCCATTGCTTTGTTATTTTGATTTAGAATTCAAAGATAATATAAAAAAATTTACCAACCAAATTTATTTTGAAAAATTATTTTTCCTGCATTCAGGACAAACTTTGGTTTCATATAGTGTCTTATCCTGAGGGTTGTTTTCATTCTCCAGCATCGCTGTTTTGAGTTCATCCTCGTTACCAATCCAACCACATTCTTCACAATACAATTCCCACTCCTGTTCATCATCAACCACTGTGAACTCATTGAAATCATTTCTCTCGAACAATTCCGCTGCTAGTTCCTCGTTGGTGTAATCAGCATAACCTTTGTGCCCGTATTCTAACAGTGCGGCTGCGTATGAGTTATCACCGTCCTGGTGTCCTGTGTGGAATGAGTCAAGATCATCATCCACCAACCTGTCGATTGCATCCTGTCTTTTAATCGTTTCCATAGGGTGCTTCATTAAAGGTTCTGAAATCATCGTTGGCTTGATTTCTATAATAGTTCGCTAAGTTGATTACCTCATCAACCAACTGTTCATCGGACATCGCCGCAAATTTCTTCGCGTCCTGTACTGTTTCGATTTCATCGCCTGCCATATCGAAGATAGCATCGATTAACTTTTGTCGCATTGTTTCCTGTGCCATATTGGATTTAATTTAATTCGTAGTGAACATACTCATAGATTGCAAGCATATCATCGGTTTCCAAGTCGGTGAAGTCAACACACTCACCAACATCCGTTTTGATTACAACACCCGCGAAATCCATAAAGATTGAACTCGCTTTGCTTCTGCCGTCAAGTTCAGTTGGGTGAATGAAGTACAGCGGAACCTCTGCCTCTGAAATATCCAAAGGATTAGTTAATCCCCTGTTGTGTTCTTTTAACTCTTGTGTAAGAGCATCATCTAAACCTTTTCGTAGTCCTACTAAGATTTCTTCAAAGTTGATAAAATGTGCCATATTATTTGTTATTGATTATTTTGTTCCATTCAAAAATTGCGATAGCGGGTGTGAATATACCACCATCATATTGATAGTAATAATCCTTTGGGTTCAGGTTCTTGTCAAGCAAACGAGTGATGTCGTGCTTCTCATTCTTAACGAAATCCCAATCCTTTAATCGCTTCGGTTTTTTCATAGTACAAAGATAAGTATAAAAAAGTTTCCCACCAAATTTATTTTTGAATGCAAAAAGAATTTGCTAATTGAATTTAATCACAAATGTATTCTTCGTATTCATCTTCCCACGCTTCAGGTGTAATCAGGTAGCCCAAACGATTGACGAAGTGAAAGCCCGCGATGATGATTAACTCACCATCCTCGTTGTCCACGATTGTCCAGATGTTCTTGTTAAGTTTCTGTTTAACATACTCAACCTCTTTACCAAAGGTTTCGTACATACAGCCGCCGAATGAACACATATCTTCAGGTGATAGTCCATCTTTCAGGGTTGGTAAAAGTACCTGATTAAATTCAGGGTTATACTTTTCGTAGAAGTTGTCTATTGTCATTTGCTTTTCCATAATCCAAATGTAAGTATAAAAAAGTTACCCCGCAAGTTTTTCTACAAAATAATTACTTTTGTTTATTCTCTCTAGCGCGTAGATGAATTGTTCCTCACTGGCGTTCTCGTCTAACGCCACCTGTAATTTATTCACGTCCCCGATCGTTAGGTCTAGGTGGTGCAGGTCAAACTTGTTGACCATATCATATACTTTTTGAACAGTTATCTTACTACGCATTTGGGTTCAGTTTAAATTCTAGGATATACTTTGATTGAAACACACCCTTGCAGCATGTACCACAAGCGGATGTTCTAGTTGGTTTGCGGTGTCTTTTATGTGTACGACCACAGCCATTGCATACAGCAACATACTTTGACTCGGGGGTAACTGTATTCTCTGATGTATAGCAACGCTTTCCATCACAGCCAATCTCTAGTGCCTTTGAACGCCACACCCAATCGTGTCCATGTCCACCACCAACAAGCGCGTGGGCAATCTCGTGTAGTATTGTATTCTTAACCCTTGCTTCATCGTTGATTGATACCAACGCCTTTGACAAGGATATCTTACGATACCTATGATTACAGCAACCAAACCTACGCTTTGCGTTATCAAACTCAAAACGCCATCCCTTTGAGGTGAGGTCGTGCTTGCTCATTAAAATCTTTGCTAGTTCTTGTGCTCTGTTTAAATCCATGTCTAATTGTTTTGTTATGCAATATTAAACATAAAAAAGTTCTCGTGCAAATTTATTTACACTTTTTTGCAAAAAAAAATGGGGAACCTTTCGGAACCCCATCTTAATAACGTAACAGTTACCTATTACTTTGCAGTATCCGCAGATACTGTATCAACAACACAGGTATCAGATACCATAGTGGTATCAGTTGTAACCGTAGTTGTTTCGGTCGTGGTTTCGGTTGAGCAAGAAGCCATCATGACTACTAAGCCCAGGATAAGAAGTTTTTTCATGCTACAAAAGTAAGCATGCATCCTAGTATTGTCAAGGGGTTCAGAAAAAAAATTAAAAAAACTTTGTAAAAAAGTTGCGTGGTAAATTCTTTTACATTATCTTTACACCATAATCAAAAACCACTTATATGACAAAAGAACAAGTTATTAGCAAGGTGAATGAATCGGCGGGTTCATTGTTCACCAAGGAAGATGTAATCAGATTGATTGAGAGCATCGAAGGTACAACCAAAATCGACTTTGAGGAGTTGGCGAACCGCCTTGAGTCAATCGTTGATGATGCCGACAACGATGGGATTGAAGTTAATTCAAGACGATGTGAGTTCAGCATCTGCAACGGGAATGAAATCGAGATTGAGGACGTTCACTTTGAAACCGAAGAGTGGAAGAGCAATATCAACCACGATATCCGTCAGTTGATTGAGGCCACCGAAAGAGGAGAGGCTTGTCAGTTAGAAGAGGAGACCGCGGAATAATTAATCGGGGGAAAGAAATTTCCCCCTTTTTTTATAAAATAATTTGGTCAGTAACTTTTTTACACTTATATTTGTATCATAAATCAATTAGACATGAGAAATTTATTTACAGAAGAAGAGTTATCAATTAACATAGCTCGCAGACAAGAAAACAAAATCGCTTTGACGATCAGTTCGGACTATTCGGGTTCAAGCCGTAAGAGTGAACTATATGTCAACGAGGAAAGATTGGCAACCATGTTGGAATCTTTTTGGAAGGGTATCAAAACCAAGAAACTATTGTTGGCGAATGTATCGTTCAGCGAGATTGATTGGTACGATGATATGTGCGATGTGTATGAGACACCAAGCATTACCATTAAGAGAGGTTTGAAGAAGGCGAAGGTAAGCCACCAAGAGCATGGTTCAATACCAAAGGATTGGTCGGTTGACTTGTTTTGTGTATTCGCAGACACCACAACCAATACACCAATACTTGAAGTGGTTAAGAGCGCGTTGGGTGGTTTCTTTGATGCGGAGTTTGAAAAGAAGTTTATTAAGGAACTTAAACCATTCTTGCAGAAGAAGGAGAATTACATTAATGTTCATTCAGCGAAATACCAATACTAATATGGCAAGGTTTATATTAGATGTGGCAAACTTAGATTCCAAAGGTATTGCAGAGGTATTAGATGTGATTGAGAGAGACCCCTTTTTAGCTAAAGGGGTCACCTCTATCCGATGTATTGACGAGACCAATAATAACCAATTCTATTCTTGGGACACTGGCACCACACCAATGATGAACGCTTTGAGTGAGAAGCAAATTGAGGAAGATAAAAAAGTTCTTTCAAAATATTAAAATAAATTTGGTTGGTAAAGTTTTTTATATTACATTTGTATTATGGAACAAACAAAGTTAAAGTATACGGAGCAAATCAAAGACATTTTGGTTGCCATGGCAATGGACGATACCTTGCCATTAGATATGACCACACTCGATTCAAGTGTATTCGACAAGGTTGTTGAACCATTGATAAGTGCATTGAATACTTTGCGTGAGGACGCGGAAATGGCATTGAATGGAGAATGGGATAGAACGGACGGGGGTTTTGAAGCACAAATCATTTTAATTGACGATGTACTATGAGTAAGGCAATGTTCTATCAAGCGTGTTTAGTACCTATTGAGGGTGATGTTATTAAGCATGTTTACCCACACCTTAAGGAAGGTCAGATGACTTTGGAAGAAAGATTACCCAATGACGCGTTGTGTCCCGAGTGTGATGATTCCAGGAGAGAGTGGTATCTTTTACCCATGGAGAGTATCCAGGTGAAGGAAGGTGGTAAACCTTATTGTGAATGTATGAATTGTGGATACACCACACATTTATAAAAAAATTTGGTCAGTAACTTTTTTATGTTTACATTTGTAATATGAATAAAGCGACATTAGATTATTGGCACCCAAGAAACGAAACGGTTGTAACTGAAAGCGGTTTTCGTTACCTTGATAGAAATTCGGTCATCACCATAACAAAAGATATTGAAGACGAGACCGAGATAGGATTGTTTGAGCAGTTCTACAAACTTAATAATAGTTTGCGGTATTGCAATGGCTCATACTATACGTTCCAAGATAAACAATGGGATAAAAAGTATAAAGAGTGGTTGCAGTCGGATGACTACAAAAAGAAAAGTTTTAATCTTTACTACGGAAACGGAGTTGTTGATTAAAAAATTTGGTCAGTAAACTTTTTTACATTACATTTGTATTATGGTAACGGTCTATTACAAAAACGAGAAAGGTGAAAACAAGATTGTACTTGTGAGAACCTATAAAGAAGTTAAGCGTAGAATGAATGCTTTCATGCTCAATAGTTTTGATGAGAATGTAAGTGTGTTCAGACGCAGACGCGGACAATGGGGTGAGTGGTACGAGAATTGGGCAAAGGTAGGTAGTAAGTGTCAAATCATTAAAGAAGGGTGGCAATGATAAACATTTGGGTAGACAATAACACAGGGATCATTTACGAAGGTGATGATGCAATGGTAGAGTTCTTACGCTCACAAGGTGATAAGACATACAACGATGCCAGTGATGAGTATTTAATTAACGAAGCACATACGCAAGGTTGGATAAAACTTTTAGAATAATTTGCACAAGAACTTTTTTATACTTATCTTTGTAATCTAAATAAATAAACAAATGGACAAGTTCAAAAACAAAAAAACCTTGTTGGTTGGTGAGGGTATCAATCAACACACATTGTATGGCGACTTTATGGTTGCCGACACAATCAATGACTTTGCCGAAGTAAAGGTAAAGGACACAAGTTTCTTAAAGCACGAACAACCGAATGGTGCTTGGAGTAACGAACACAAGACCTTACAAGTTGAGAAAGGTGATTGGGTAATGGGTAAACAAGTTGAGTACAACCCATTCAATCAGCAAGTATCACGAGTTTGGGATTGAGTATTTTGTTTAATTGTTGAGAAGTGGGGAAAGAAATTTCCCCATTTTTTTTGTAAAAAAGTTTGGTGGGTAATTTTTTTATACTTACATTTGTATTAACATTAAACAAAAACAAAATGGCAAATCCAGAAATTCATTCAAAAAGTTCAGTTAAGCGTTGGGGTGGTAAGATAGAAGATTATATCGCAATCCACGAACTGATTGATAGCCCAAAGGCTACTATGAACAACAATTCATCACGAGCATTAACCCACAACACTTGGTTTGCTTACACAATCATTCCAAAGATATTTGGGTACAACATTATCAATTCAAGTGGTAAGAGTGTGGACACTATTGATATTGCTATGTTGCATATCGCAGAGGACTTTCGTATGAAGTTTGTCCCGACACCACAAGATTATCTTAAACACTTGCAAGTTCAACCTTGGTTTAACAATGGGGTAAAGGATATTGAGAACCCCGAAGCCACAAAGGTAGCAGAAGAATTATTAGAAAGAATTAGAGAATAATTTGCACAAGAACTTTTTTATACTTATCTTTGAAACATAATCAATAAACAAAATGGAAAGCGTAGAAAAAATTATCCAACTTTGGAACGAATTAGAAATCACCCACATTGACTTTGAGTTTACTTGTGGTGGTGATAGTATGAATGACACAACCCTTAATATCCACAAGGGCGAGGAAATCATTGAGAACGATGTTATCTCAACCTACTTTGACCACGAGGTCTATAACCGAGTAGAGTTCTATGTAAATTCCGATGGACACTATATGGGTGAGAGTGGGAATGTACTGATTGAACTAAACGATGAGGGTGATGAGTTTAACTATATGAAGTCGGCTCAATCGGAGTGGTGTGAGAGAATTACAACTGATGTTGAAGTGGAACTTACTGATGAGGAAATTGAGTTCGTTAAGGAGTTCGTTAGGGATATAAATGGTGGTGATAACGAGAACCCAAACTTTAACTACAAAATGGACTTTATCATTAACCAAAAGCGTAAGGAACTGATTGATAGTATTGGTAGTAAGGTTAGTGAAGTTTGCGATAATTTCACACCCGAAATTGAGGGTGATGGCGAGGTGAATGATTGGTATTCATACACAACAAACGAAGATGATATTACCGATAGCGAAGTGGTTATCAAAGGTAATAAAATTATCGTGAGTGTATCAAACGAATACTATGTCTATCAAGATAGTGATGATTAAATTTGGTCGGGAACTTTTTTATACATATCTTTGAATTAAACAAATAAACAAATGCAGATAGTAATTAACAATGTACCAACCGAATTTAATTTAGGTTGCCGTATGCTCAAAACCAAAGGTGGTGATTGTCCCTTTGATGAGTTACAAGATTTTTGGGAAGAAATCCAACCCTTAAACTTTAACGAGATAGCACAAATTCCTAACTTGGAACAAAGGCGAATTGCTTTATTGTTTCTTGGCTTGGAAAAAATGGTTGCAGAAGTGAAACCAACCTTGGTAAGCACCAAAACAATTAAGAAACAAACCACTTGGATAAACGAGCAAGGTGAGTTAGTTGAACACAAGTTTGATGATACCTACGAACTTTACAAAGTGAATGGTGAATACTTTAATCAAGGGGTGGATAATTGGCGAAAAATGGGTGATGCCTATTATGTTCGTTGCAAGGACACAAGCACCGATAGAGAGTATCTTATTTGGGTGGACTTGAATAGTGTATGGAACATTAAATGTGAAAACGATAAAGAATTAAATCGTTGGAACTTTGATGCCAAAAAGATTGATGCTATTGATTGTATTGCTTGGACTATTCAAACCAATATCGCACAAGGTGGAATTGAAAAGATTGTAAGACAAGGTGATTGTATTATGATTAAACCAAAAGCGAAGTACGAAACACTTGGTAGAGAAAGACATTTGAGTAAACAAGAATATCTTAAACTACTTGTAGCAGAGAGTTAAGGGGTGGGGAGAAATCCCCACTTTTTTTTCGCGAATTTTGATCAATTTATTTGCACAAGAACTTTTTTATACTTATCTTTGAAGTATAATTAAACAAATAGATATTATGAGTGTAACTACACAAACCCAAGCAAAGGAAGTGGTACAAAATGTAACCGACTACCTAAACTCATTCAGCAACAAGAACAAAGAGTTTATCGCTGAAATGAATCGCGAACACCGAACTTTACAACAAGGCTTTACCAAACTATGTATTGAGTGGTTGGAGAATTGTGCCAGTGAAGATTATAATTTTGACGGCAGGAACGAAGCGAGTCACAATGTATCGAAAGAACTTGTTGAGGGCTTTCGTGATGCCAAAGGAACGATGAGTAACCCGAGCGAGTGGTTACCTTGTATTTAGGAATCTGTTTTGTTCATACATAAAGAGGGGATGCAGAAATGTATCCCTTTTTTTATGGTCCATAGATCCCTAGTAAAAAAAATCGAAAAAAAAACTATAGAAAACTTGCACAGTAAACTTTATTACATTACATTTGTACTATAAAACAATTAAATAATTTATTATGAAAAAACCTAATGTATCTATCAAGAGTGTGAAAATGGTAAACGGTTTGCCAGAGTTCACTGTAATCATCAGACCTACCACATGGAAAGGTTTACTTTATTGGGGTATCGGACAAACCGATGACATTCGTAACCTAACCCACGTTAACGAAGATTTTAAGGGGTTAAACCGAGATGCTGTACAGCCACATAAAGGAGTTGTTGGAAAGGCAATCATGAAAAATGGTTTTGCGGGTGGTATCGCGGTCGTTATCTACAAAAACAAACTTTATCGTATCGATGGTAATCACCGAGCAGAGTATTTAGGAGACAGCAAATATCCTATCAGATTTTCTTATCGTTATGTTGAAACTTTTGAAGAGTTGGTGAGCATCATGATTGAGTTTAACGACTCAGCAAAAAATTGGAAACTTGAGCGTTACATCAGCACTTACGCATCAACAGGTTCTGAGGCTTACACTTTGGTTCAAAAGTTGAGCAAAGAGCAAGGTATCACACCATCATGCACAGCCGCGTTAATTGCTAACGTACCAATCGGAACAGCAAAAACGCAAATCAGACGCGGTACTTTGAAATTAAATGGTAGCGAAGATGCCGCAACCGAAAGAGTTACACAAGCAGCACTATTCTTAGAAGCGTTTGGACAAAAAGACCAAAGGTCAGCAGAAGGTTTTATCCGCTTCATCAGAACTATTCCGTTTGTTGAGTTTATGGCAATATCCAAAAAGTTGGCAAAGAGAGCGTATAAACTTCGCCACGAGGAGAACTTCTTTATCTCAAAGGGTACAGCAGATGCCAAAGATTTTGATGAGTTGTTCACCGAAGCGTATAGAACAATCTAATTGAAGAAAGGGGATGGAAACGTCCCCTTTTTTATTTTAAAGAAATTGATCAATTTACTTGCATGGTAAAGTTTTTTACATTATCTTTGAATTAACAAATTAAACAAGATGAAAGTATTAAACAGAGACGAGATGATGACATGGCTTACTAGCAAAGGAGTTAATGTTATCGGCACCACCGAACAATTCTATGGTGAAGGTGAAGGCAAAGGTATATGGGTATCAGGCGAGGATAGTCCCTTGTTCAGTTACTACCGCGAAAGCTGGTACAATTCACATGGGGTTGAACCTAAACTGAATGAACAAACCGAAAAGCGTGGTTGGTATTATGAATGGCATGATGCGGGCACAATGATGATTTGGCCAATATAAAAAAAACTTGTAGAAAAGTTTGGTCAGTAATTTTTTTATCATTACATTTGATATAACAATTAAATTAGTAGTTATGAAAAAGAAAAATCTAAATGCTTCGATTTTAAAATCGAGATATCTTTTGCACCAAACAAAAGATTTACGTCAGTACCGAGTTGCTGATTACAGACCTTTATTCTTTATCTCATTGTTCGTTAACACCATTGTTCTTTTAAGTGCTTTCAGTTCAGAGCCAAAGGTTGTAACCGAATACAAGACCATTGTAAAGGAGACACTCATAAGTGATAAGGTTGATGATATTGAATTGAATGATGATGCTATCCTTAAAGAGTTGATAGACCAAGGTTGTGTATTGCCGAATGTTGCACTTGCTCAATTTAAGATTGAGAGCCAACACTTCAAATCATCTATTTGCAAGGAGAACAAGAACATCGCTGGTATCAAGACAAGCCGAAGCGAATATGTTGCAGGAAAGAATCGCGAACATTGTGTTTACAAGACCTATCGTGATTGTATTAAAGATTACATTCGTATTCAGAATCGCTACCTTGAAAACATAGACGGGCGATATGCCGAGGACGGGCAATATGTTGCTTTGGTAAAAAAAATGTAGAAAAGTTTGGTCGGTAACTTTAATATACATATATTTACAATAACAAATTAAACGTTATGAAAAAGTTAGTATTATTAGTTGCTTTGTCTTTGTCGGGTTTATCGTATGGACAAGCGTGGGAAAATTCGGGTGCGAACAATACCGTCTACATGGGACAAGACGAGAACAACTACCCAATCTATAAGAATGTCAATCCATTCGAATCGTTGGGTTCAAAGATTGCGATGAGTACCCTTGTAAGCGGAATTGGCGCTTTCATTACTTATATCATTGTTGATAGGAGAAAGGAGCGCAAGGCACAAGAGTTGGAGCAAGAGCAACACCCTTTAATTCAAGAGAACGTGGAGATTTAATCCACGTTTTTTTTTTGCAAAAAACTTGCATGGTAATTTTATTTATATTATCTTTGAAGTAACAAAAACAATTAAACATGAATATAGTAGATTTTTTACAAGCAAAACCAAAGGTTAGTTACCGCTACGAGGACGGGACAACCAAAGAGTGGGAGTTTCGCTGGAGTGGAATGTTCGGACAAGGATATTACCGATTGACCAAGAATGGTCGCAGACACCCGATGAGTTATTTTAGAGTACCAAGACAAGTGTACAATGACTACATGGACGGCTATTGTAAGTTGGTGGAAGAAAAAAAAGATATAGAAAAATTTGCACAATAACTTTTTTATACTTATCTTTGAAGTAACAAAATAAACAATATGAACAATCCATTTTCAAGACCGCAAGCGGGAGCCTACAAACCATATTTGGTAGAGGCATTAAACAAAGTAGGTAGAACCACTGAAGCAGATGAGTTCGCCAAAGGTAATATGAAACTTGCAATCTTGTCAAGTGTTACGGGTGGAGTACGATTATTCCCCGAGTTGAATGAAGTTTGTGCCAACGCACTTAACGAACTTGACACTATTGATGAGAATGTGCGTTACTACTTTTGGGGTTTGTCCAACGGACAATTCGGAGTGGCTTCAAGCAACGGAGCATATGTCTATGACCCAACCGATGTGAAAGCAGTTGAGTATGTCAAGACCCAAGTTGAGTTGAGTGATAATGAAATCATCCAACCATTTTTTAGCAATTGATTTGTTTTTCATAATTGGAAAGTGGGGGGCGAAAGTTCCCCATTTTTTTTTGTAAAAAAATTTGGTCAGTAAAGTTTTTTATACTATCTTTGAATTATGAAAAACAAAACAAGATACGATGTAATCAGTCCCGATGGGTTCAGCATTCATCACAGCGACACCTACGCAACCAAAGAGGATGCAAGGAACGCGTTTTTTGATTGGAAGAAACGATTTGAATCACAAGGGTATTATTCATCCAACAACGGACGAATCCCTTTGAGTGAGTTAGAAAATCATTGTAGAATTATAGAAGTAGAGATATGAAAAATTATTATGTGACAATTATGTCAATTGACCCGAATGACCACTATGGTCGTGAGCAAGGTGATGATAGCCAGAAGTATGGTTATGATGTTCAAGCCAGAGATAAGAACCATGCCAGCGAGGTTGGTGTTGAGCAGTTCAAAAATCAGCATGGTGATTTACCAATCTTTTGGGTAAAAGTTTCTGAAGATTAATTTGGTCAGTAAAGTTTTTTATGTTATCTTTGAAGTAACAAAATAAACAAGATGAAAAAAATTATTGCTTTTTTTAAACGTGGGTTCGAGGACTTGGGTTATGCTTACTACAACCAACTTTATTTATATGACTGCAAACTTTATTTGGGTTATGTAGTTGTAAGAAACGAGAGGTTTTTTTGGATACCAACATACAAACGTGTAGCGGTTTGTTGTGACAAAGAGGAGTTAAATCAAACTTTAAAATTTTTGCGAGAAAATTAGGTCAGTAAACTTTTTTATGTTATCTTTGAAGTAACAAAATAAACGAGATGAACGAAGCAATAGAATTAAAGCACCGCCTTGCAATGATCGAGGACGACCTAAAAGTTATTAGAGCATTTATCTATGAGCAGGGGTTGAATGAAACATTCCAAAAGCCGACACCAATGGCTGACGAGTGTTGGACGCACCTAAACAATATAGAGATTGCTTGTGACCTATCAAATGAGGAATGTTTGAGTTGGAAATTATTTTCAAAATAATTTGGTCAGTAAACTTTTTTTCATTATCTTTGAAGTAACAAAATAAACAAAGAGTTATGGCAAAGCGAATCCAATTTTCAGAAGTAAAGACCCGTCTTGAAGTTTCAAGTCGTGGTGGTGGAATAGAAATAGACCTAACGCGTTTCGGGTTCAAGGGTGAATTTATGTCAGCGTATCAAAACTATTTGGGTGGTGGCTTGTTGGGTAAAGTTTGTGCCAACGATACAATCCGAGCGTACAACAAACCTTGCACACCAAAACAAGCGGAGAAGTTAGACAAGATAGCGGAGCGTTTAAAACAATACTATCATTTGTTGACTAACCCCGACACCGAGTGGGAAGGTAGCAGTTACGAGGCGAATCAATTAAGACCCGAATCAAGTTTTTAAAAAAAAGTTTGTAAAAAACTTGCGTGGTAAATTTATTTACCTTATCTTTGAAGTATCAAAAAACAATTAAACATGGCAACAAAATCACAAGAAATTAGAACAGCGTTCGGGTTACTAATCTATAAGGGTGACTACGAGGGAGCACAATGGTCAATCACTGGGTTTCCAAAGGACGAGCAGTTAGCACGTCATTTTGAATCAGCATACGACTTTGAGGATTGTATCAAACGCAATGTAAATTGTAGTGGTATAGAGTTCGATAGCGAGTTTAGTCAGTTCTTTGCATACGCCAAGACCAAAGCGAGATTGGTATCGTTCGCCAAGCAGATTGAGAAGCACTTTGCAAAGGCGAAAGCGATGACAGAAAAAATGTATTAAAAAGTTTGCACAAGAACTTTTTTATACTTATCTTTGAAGTATCAAAACAATTAAGCGATGGAAAATTTTAATCAAGTATGTGTTTGGGAAGGCACGGTTGTCGGAGCAGACGATATCAAAACTTTTGAAGATTGGGTTCAAGATGTTTGGGGAGTACGCGCAAAGTATTGCGAAGAAGTATTAACCTTACCAACACCAGGAGTAGAGGGAACAGGTGGAAGAAACGATTTGTTCTTTCGTATCCACGATGAGGATATCCAAAAGTTCGCAGTACCACGCATCAGTATCGGTGTTCGTTGGTGGGAAGATGTTTTGGGTAATGGTAATGAGGAATTGTACCCACAAGGAATTTTGGAAAAATATCCAAAAACTTGGTAAAAAAGTTTGGTTGGTAAATAAATTTGTTTTATCTTTGTTCAACACAAAACAAACAAGTATATGCAACAAATGTTTTTAAACATCAGAAAGAAAATGGGGTATGTTCCGATGGAAGAATACCTACGAGAAAAAGAAAATGCTCAAATTTCAAGTATAAGAGATTTTGAGAGAGTAATTCACATATTGAGTTCATCAGTACACGAAGCCCATATCCAAACGGCAGAGAAGTGTTTTGAGGTATTCAAGAACAAGTGGAACGGCTTATCTTCGGAGATAATGTCCTATAACACCCTAATCTTTGAAAACGAGAGAGAAAAGGTGTTAAACCGACTACCGAAGATTAAAGAGAGTGTTAGGTTGTTGCTGACTTGATACTTGTTTAATTGTGGAGAAGGGGAGCAGAAATGCTCCTCTTTTTTTTGTAAAAAACTTGGTCAGTAACTTTTTTACACCTACCTTTGTACTATGGAAAAGAAAGAAGGACGTATTCAGTTTATCGAGAATCAGTTGGAACTGATTAAGGATAGAGTTTGTGAGATTAAGGGAGAATTAACGACACTTGATTTCCAAATGGAGTTGAGCAAAATTGATGCTAGGTTGTATCGTATGAAGCGTAAAACCTTTATGTATGAATTGGAGTTGCTTGACAAGAAAGTTGGTAACCTAAACGCAGAGATTGAAATCTTAAACCTATTTAGAGAAATTGGTATTGAGGTGGAAGAACATTCGGACGAAGAAGAAAGAATCGCAAAATGAAAAAATATATTGTATCCTTATTAATGTTAATGGGGTTGAATGCTTTTGCCCAATCACCTAAACTGAAAATAGTATTGTATCCAAACACCGACCTTGAATACGAGTACGCGGTGAAGTTAATGAATGATACTACATTCAGCAAGGACTTTTGTTTTGATATTGTTCGTAAACATAAAGACCCATCGTTCCCAGCGCAATACGGAGTTGTTAAAGTTGATTTCGTTTCTTGTGAGGGTGATATCATGGTTGCCAGTTGTCAAGCGAATACAATGCCCAATAAGAAAGAATTAACATTGTATGCAAATATGTCCTTGACAATTGCCGATGATCCGAAATTAAGAAAAACTACAAAAATATTGTATTAAAAATTTGGTCGGTAAAGTTTTTTATAGTATATTTGAATTATAAATCAATTAAACAATATACTATGGCAAGCGACAAAATCACAGACGCACTTGGAATCAAAGAGGAATGGTGGGATAACAAGGTTGACTCGGTTAAGAAAACTTGGAACAACCACAACGCTATTTCCGATGTTATTCTAACTGAAGCAGAGAACGAGAGAACCGAATCTTTCGGAGATACGGGAATCAAAGTTTCGGAGTACGAGATTAAGTTGGTCACTATTGGATACATTATCGGTATGGCTAAATCAATTTCGGAAGAACAATCAGCACCCGAAGCAGAGTTCATAAAGTTTCTTATTGAAATGGCAAAAAAGAAAGGGGGAAAATAACCCCCTTTTTATTTGGTCAGTAAATTTTTTTATATTATCTTTGGGGTATGGAAACAATTAAAAGTTTAGCCCTTATCATCGCAGCGGTTTTAATGGGCGCGTTTGCTTTCAGAGTTGCAAACAATTGGGATATACCAGTAGACAATCAAATCGCAATGGCTTTGTTCGGTTGCTTCTTTTATACCATTGCTTTTATTATAGCAGTTATTGATATTAAAAATTATTTGAAGAAAGTTGTAAAATAATTTGGTCAGTAACTTTTTTACACTTATATTTGTATCATAAATCAATTAAACAAATAATATGAAAAAAGTAGTTTTAATTTTAGCAATGTTCTTAATCGGTGGAGTAGCAATGGCACAAACAACCACAAACGAAGAACCGAAGAAAGAAACCAAAGCACCGAAGTTGCCTGACGGAATCGAAAAGGGTTTATCTATTACCTACAATGAAATCGGAGAGTTGATATTCGTTACCAAGAAGAAATCAATCTATTCAGACATTGAAGAGATTAAAAAGTACATTGGTGCAAACTATCGAATCTACAACGCATCAGCACCCGAAATTCAACACGAGGGTAAGAAGTGGGTACTTACCTTTAAGAAAAAATAATTCTTGTTTAATTAGTTGTGAAGTGGGGAGCGAAAGTTCCCCATTTTTTTTTGAATAAATCGATCAATTTATTTGCACAATAAAGTTTTTTATATTATCTTTGATATAACAAATTAAACAAGATGAAAAAGTTATTCCATTACATTATTATATTTTTAGTTATCTATTGGTGTTTTAATAACATTAAGGGGTGTAGTGTACCAGAAGTGGCGAAAGTCCCGCAAATCGAAGAACAAGAGCATTTTTGCGGGGATTGTACCGAACCAATAGAAGAGGTTCCACAAGAGCAGTTGGATAGCACAAACGCGAATCTTTGTTACCGACAATTAAAGAGTTCAATAATAAGAAACGAAGCCAAAGGAAATACATTTGTTGAGTTAAGAAAAGAGATAGATGTTCAGTCCCCAAGGAGTATTGTTGTTACAATATATTACACTATTGTTAATGATAAGAGTGAGAGGGTGAGCAGAAAATGTGTTGGCGTACATAAATTCAATGGTGAGGGTGAGATGAGTATTGTTGATATAAAGGATGAAAGAATTTTGTAAAAAACTTGCACAGTAATTTTTTATATATTATATTTGTATCATAAATCAATTAAACATGAAAAGAGAATTTAAAGTTATCCCGTTTATCCTATCAGTATTAGGGTTGGTTGCAGTAGGTCTTTGTTTGGGTTCATTGTATGAAGTTGGACCAACAACCGAAGTTTTGGTTGGGGTTGTGTTTGGGTTCATCGCCTTTACATTCATTCTATTATTATCAGTTGGGTTCCCCTTAACAAAAGAGGAAAGAAAAGAAACTGAAATAAAGTGGTAAAAAAGTTTGATTGGTAAAGTTTTTTATAGTATCTTTGATATAACAAATTAAACAAAGGTATTATGAAAAACTTTCCCAACATTCTAATGGTGATACTAGTATTAGTTATAGGTGTCATATTGGTTAATCTTATCATTGAGTTCGGTCTTTGGTTGTTATTACTTATATTCGTTTATCCAATACACGTTCTTATTGTTTTAGTTATTTTAATGTTTATTTTAAATAAACTTGCACAATAAAGTTTTTTTCATTATCTTTGATATAACAAATTAAACAAATAAGTATGGCAACGAAATTATGGAAGTCCGAGTATCATTCAGGTGGCTCAATTAGAGTAACAACCGATGAAAAGAAAAAGAAAGTAACCTTTTTAGTAAGCGACCACGAGTATTCATTTGATACAAGTGATAGTCGAGCAGAAACGAAGATAGACGCGTTCTTATTTGAGGTAACAAGTTCTTACTACGCCGATGAAATAATGAAGTGGGTAAAGAGCAAGATAAACATTGAAACCCCAAGTTTTTGGTAAAGAGGTTTAATTGTGAGAATCGGGGGCGGAAACGTCCCCTTTTTTTATTTAAAAAAATCGATCGAAATACTTGCACAATAAACTTTTTTACATTATCTTTGATATACAATTAAACACAAAGGGTTATGTATAAAATCATTCAAGCAAAATTTTCAAGCAAGTGTGCCAAGAGTGGCAAACGAATCAAGAAAGGTGATACAATCTTATATGATATCTATAAGAAGTTAGCCTACATTCCTGGCAACGAGCCAAAGGATTATACTTACCAAGACGATGGTAAAATGGTACAGGCACAGGAGAACGCGTACTTTGATAATTTTTGTCGAGAAAATAATATATAAAAAACTTGCACAATAAAAAATAATATATTATCTTTAACATATCAAATTAAACGAGATGAAAAAGTTAGTATTATTATTAGTGATAGCGACCACAACATTAGAAGTGAGTGCAAGTGTTGACCAATTCAACAAAGGTAACGACCCAGGTTTCAATTACAAAAAACATTATAGAAAGGTTAAAAGAACAAAGTTTCTTAATCGTGTCTTTAATTTAAACAATTGTAGACAATACCGAAGAAACGGATATCTTTAAAAAAAAGTTGTAAAAAACTTGCACAATAAAATTATTTATATTACTTTTACTCTATAACCAATTAAACAAAAGCAAAATGAAAAAGTTAGTATTATTATCAGCAGCAGTTTTAGTAGCAGTAGGAACAAGTTTTGCCAACGATGGCGGTAAACTTAAAAGACACAAAAAGAGAGTTAGATACCACCAATGCGATGCGTACAAAACACACTACGCACCAATCAAACCCGAGAGACACCGCGGTCATGGTTCATGCGATGCGTATAACTAAAAAGAATTAAAAGAGAGGGGACAAAAAAAGTCCCCTTTTTTTTTGTGATAAACTTGCACAATAAATTTTTTTATATTATCTTTGATATACAATTATGAAAAAGATATTATTATTAATCGGAATCGTGGCAGTGCTTATGGCATCTTGCGGAAGTGTTAACCATTCTTGCAGTAAAAGAAGTAAAAACTATTGGCACAACCAACACGCAAATTTTTAAAAAAAAGTTTACAAAAAACTTGCACAATAAAAAATAATATAGTACATTTACATTATACAATTAAACAAAGAGTTATGAAAAAGTTAGTTTATTTATTAGTAGTTGTTTTCGCAGTGTCATTAACAACAACAAGTTGTGCAACAAGCAAAGGATGTGGTTACACCAAAGCAGTAAAGTTTAACAAGAAACAAAGCAAGAAAGCACACAGATACCACAAACGCAGTAGCAGAGGTAACGGAGTTTTCTTAAACTTCTAACAAAGGGAATCAATCAACAAGAGAGGGGGCGAAAGTCCCCTTTTTTTATTTTAATAATTTCGATCAAATTATTTGGCGGATAAAGTTTTTTATATTACCTTTGAAGTACACAATTAAACAAATAAGATATGACACAATTTGAACAAGCAATCGAACAAGTGAGACAAGGTACATTAAAAGCACCATCAGTTTCCATGGGTAACCAATCAATTAATTATTTCAGTTACCAATTATCAGTACACCACTTTAACCTTAAAATTATGGCTAGTGGAATGAAGTTTAAAGGTATTACTTTTACTCAGATTAAAAAGTATTACGGACTCAAAGGAAAGAGCGCGAAAGATTGCTTACCACAATTTGAGCAGATTATGAACGACTACAAACAAGGGGTGCTTTAAGCACCCTTTTTTATTATATAAAATAATTTAAAAATAATCTATAATAAATTTGGTGGGGAAAGTTTTTTATATTACCTTTGAATTGTCGTTAGGGAACAACGAAGGGCGGGGGTAAAACCACGAAGTAAATCAGAGGTAACTTGCCCTATATTTTTTTGTTTAACTTTTGCCCCTAAACATTAAACAAAAAAAAATAAAAAAAACTTTACTCAGAATTTGGTGGGAAAGAAAAAAACACTATCTTTGTATTGTTAAACAATTAAACAATTAAACAAATGGAAAATTTAAGCAACAAACAAGAAGTGATTTTAGCAATCCTAAACACTTACACTAACTTGTCAGTAGAACAAGTAGAAAACCTAATCAAAGCAACCAACGGCATTGGTGGGGTATCTTTCGTATCGGTTAACGGCTATTCAAGTGATAAGTCAAGCAATACCGAAGTAGCAAATCAAGTAGTTAACATTGGTGCAAGTTACGGCAATATGTTAACAAAGGATAGCGACATTTACGCTAACTTTGATGTTGCAAGTGTTGATGTAGATAAGTTTAACTACGAAACTATTGATACAAACGGCTTGACATTGGAACAATTCAAACAAGCAGTTAAGGAAGCGTTACCAACGGCATTGGAAGAACTTAACCAACCGAAAGCGAAAAAAGATACAAGCAACGATGTTTGGTTAAACAAAGCGTTAGTGTTTAACTTTAATACTATGCGTTTGGGTATCTTTGGGCAAAGCGTTAACAAGGTAGTGGAAACGAAAGGTACTTTTAAGGTGGTTAAGTCAGCACCCAAAACAATCGCAAAGCGTTTGATTGAGAAACAAGCAAAGGGCAAAGCACAAACCCTACGCCGTTTCGCATTGGATAACTTAATCGGAAGTGTTAAGGTATCGGGCGAAGTAGTGGAAATCGGATAACCTACAACGAAGATAGGAAAGGGGCGAAAGCCCCTTTTTTTTGCCCTATACGGCATTATCTTATATAAGTGGTATATTGTTATAGGTGGATAGGTTACAACGCGTTAAAACGGCTTAAAATGATTATGTTAATATGTGGATAACTATATTTGGTCAGTAAATCTATATAGTGCTATTTGGTCACCAAAGGGGTATAAAGACCCCCCCCCTCACCATTAGCCCCCCATATACCCCCCCTCTCCCCGTCAAATGAGGGGCTCAAATATCTATGTGAACTTTTTCCAAAAAAAAATTTCCAGGTATTTTTTTCCAAAATTTCGGACCCCCTATGTCGAGGGTGTGATCCGTCTGGAAAACATGACCCCCTTTTTATTTCAAAACCATTTTTCAAAAAAATTTCTGGGGAATTTTTTATTCCAGAATATCGGCTTTTTAAACGATATCTTAAATTATCGGCTATTTGCACGATATTGTTTACAGTAAACTCTAAACTGTAAACATATAAGGCCACAACCTTATAATGGGTGATTATTAGACTACAACCTTATACCAAATAAAAAACCCCCTTATTTCTAAGAGGGCTACATGCTCTGCCTACATGTTACGATCTTTATAGGCCAATGATGGATTTCATTCTCTGGATTGTCTCATTAAGTTGCATATCTTCTTTTGCCTTCTTGTTGTAGTCTCTGGCAATTCCTTTGTTTGTGTCTATGCATTCCTCTGGTGACATCTCATCCAGTTGTTCCAGTGTGAAGAATTTCTTCCCTGTATGTTCTTTCTTATCCAACTTAATATTCTCCGTGTCAAATTCGTTTGTATAGAATACGTTTAATTGAACATCATCCAATTCGTATGTCTTTAATTTCTTGAAGGATCCCAGTTCAACCCCCGCTTCTTCTTTGATCTCTCTTCTCAATGCTTCCTCTGGGGTCTCACCTTTCTCAATGTGACCGCCAAGCATTCCGTACTTGCCAGGGTTTGTTGTTTCCTCTGGGCTTCTCTTAAATAACAATACCTTATTGTCGATCACGATGAACAACAATGCTATTCTCTTTTTTTCTTTTCCTTCCGCTTCATTCATAATATCGTAAGACTCTTCTTTTGTCTTTCCCCATTTCTTTCCTTTCCCTGGTGTTCCGCAAGATGCTGGCGTTGGTCTGCATGAAGGGTACTTTGATCTCTCTTCACCAGCTTGTCTTCCGCAGGCCTTGCATTTCTTTTTGCCATCGGTTTTTCTGCATGTGTTGCAATCAACCCATCCTTTGCTTCCGCCACCACCTCTTCTTGAGAACCATCCGTGCAATCCGTCTTTTTTCTCCTTTGAGTAGTCGGTCTTCTTCGCTTCATCGATATCATCGTCAAAATCTGGATCATAGTTAGGATCCTCTTTACCCACTCTACTCCATTTCTTTTTCTGTATGAAAGGGTCGTTTTTCAATGCGTGTGGTGTACCATAATGATTTTTCGCGTTATCTTTGAATTCGATATAGTCTGGGTCGTCCAACAAATCCGTTTGAAATTGTTGTCTTGCCGTGGAAATTTCTTCGTTTTGTTGACCATCCAAATACTCATCCACCCATGCTTGCAATTCGTGAACGTCTGGAGCGTAGTCCTTTCCTTTTCTTCTTGTGATTGCGTCATGCGCTTTGTATATGAGTTCCTTAACATCATCTGGCGCGTCATTAATATCTTCTTCCTTAAGATCCTTCCAGATCTTTCCTCTTCTGCACTGAACAATGGCACCTGATCTGTATGCTGATGGTTTGTCGTATTTTCTTCTTGCTATTCTAAGACAACGGTCCGCTTTCTTTTCTTTCTCGTTGATGGCGTCAAAAGACTCCACAACAAGATCATCATTGATCAAGCCCATCACTTCCACAAGTCTGTTTAAATTTAATTCATCCATGTTATTTATAAATATATTGTTTTCGTTCAAACCTCTCGGAGATCTGTACATATCTTCCCTGTGTGAGAAATCCCTGTTCTGTCCTTTGTTCTCTATGAACCCGAATCCTTTGTAGAAGCTTCTTAATCTTGTCACATTGCCACCGTAACTGCTTGATGGTGTGAGAGTTATGGTCCACCCATTGTCGTCCGCGATCTTTGTCAAATCTTCCATGAAAGATGAGCCAACACCTTGTCCCCTCATTGTGTAAGGTACGATGAACCCAGTAAGGTAAACTCTCTTTGCCTTATCATTCGGGTATAGCTCAAATCTTATGTCTGGATACTTCTGATCCAGTACGTCAAAAGGACTGCTCATTACTTATAAATACTTCATCATTTTGGTTTGTACCCCTTACGGAATAATACGCTTTATGTACCAAATCATGGTGAGGTAGTTTATGGTGATGCAGGCATCTCTTGAGTCTGTCGATCTCAGCGCGCAATTCGTCTATAAAGCCTTGGGAATGAGCTTCATAGTAGATTTCTTCGGTGTACTCTTCGTTTGTCATGGGGCTCTGGGGTTTTCTTATATATATCGCCAAAACTAATAAAAAATCCCGCTTTTGGCGGGATTTAATGACCTTGTGAAAATTATTTTATTTTGCTTTTAATAATTCAATTAATTGTTCCTTTGTGAGTGATTGCAAAAACTCTTCTGTGGTATCTCTTTTACCCAGATTCTTTTCACCACACTCAGGACAGAACTTATGATTTGATTTTAACTTGGTGTTGCATTTCGCGCACTTCTCAACCAGATCCTTAGCAACCTTCGGTTGATAACTGTGTGGCATGATTTGCCAGTCATCTATCCATGTGTAGAACCATTCGAAGTCTCCGTTGGTTGATTTTAACTCCTGATTACTTAGACCACCTTTTTCAACAGAACCAGTTTCCATCTTTCTGTTGCTGTTGGAGATGTTTACATCTGAAACACAGTTTGTTAAGAAAGTGTTATTGACACCGTTAAAGTTAATAGATTTATTGTAGTCGGTGTAAGTGATCTCACTCCAACCAAATCCAGATGAACCATTATAGATTGTACCGTAACTTAAACTTCTTGGTCTTTCTTTAACTTCTCTGTAGAACTTAACTGTAACCTTTCCGTTGTCAACGATGGCATCTTTGGTTTCGTTATTATTATTCACCACATAAGTTTCATAAAGGAATTTCTTCTCATCGTCCAGGAATCTTTCGAGGAATACTCGTTGACCTGGTTTTAGAATGATACCAGAATTTGAAATGGGCGTACCATTCAAATCGATCATTGCCATTATTTTTTCTTTTGTGGGATTGTAAAGTTCGATCTCGAACTCTGTTTGGTCTTTCATGTAGACCAACTTTCCGTTTTGACGGAGTCTTTGTTTGTTTACTGTGACGAACGCACTAGGCGCAGGTACAGTGTTAATGTACGTGTATAACATTTTTCCTTATATTTTTTTTTGTATTTGGTGTCCATATCGTTGGCATCAATTCCAACTCAAACGCATCCAGTACGCATGGAACCCAATCACAAGGTCTCCAATAAATATAGCTTACTTTAAAAAAGTTTCAACTATTTATATGTAGAAAAGCATATAATTTTAATTATATGTGAAAAAACATATATTATGGAAAAAAATGTATTAAATGAAGTTAACAAGATCCGTAAGATGATGGGTCTTAATGAGAGCAGCAACGGTGAAATGGGGTATAACCCAAGTCCACTTGGTGAGGCTAATGGCTCTGATAGCGTTGGTATTATCACAAGCAATGGTAAATTAATGGCTGGTTACTTCCAGGAGTTTGGTTTAGTTTCAGCTGGTGACACCATTCTATTCGATAACGAAGGCAAGTTGGTTAAAAAGGGTGGTGGTTATCCATCAAGCGGTTTTAAAAACCACGAGGACACCAAAGAACTTGAAAAAGATATTTGCAATAACTACGAGGAGATATTGGATATCTTCAGACAAAGTGCCCCAAAAGTGGTTAACCTTAATGAGGGTTATAACGTAATAAAAAAAGCTGTTGAATGCGATTTAGTTTATTAATATGAAATCAACAAAAGTAACCGTAAGAGCGAATGGTGGTACCTGGATGGTAAACGCCAATGGTTCGGATTATAAACAAATAGGTGGAAGCGAAACTTTCACATACACCGATTCCAAATCTAGCGATGTGGATGTTGCTGGTGAATTTTATAACGATAACATCGTTATCCAATTTGAAATGAACAATCCATGGATCGGTTCACCATGGGCCGCGGTTGGTCAAGCAATGGGTGACAGCGGTTGGGATAATGATAGAACGAGTATGGATGAGGGTGACTCACATGTATTCTCCACAACCATATACAACGATGATGATGAGTACACCTTTAAAACAAGGGTGTTAAGGTTATCAGATACAGATACGAAAAACTTCGAGGTTTGGCCTGGATGGTACGAATAAAATTATAATTTTTTATCCATCATGTCAAGACGTCCGATAGCATTTAATAACTCAACAAAAACCAACAATTCTATCAAAAAAAATAAGATAGAGATTGGTGTGGCGTCAGATAATTACGCGAACAACCCAGGTGGGTTAACCTGGTTTAACGGACCAGATTCAACAAATCAATATGTAATATACTCTGACACATATAGCCTCGGTATGAGTACGTTGGCGAATTCTAAACCAGTTTGTTGGGGTAGCGGCGACATGACCGATGCTAATGTGCTTAGAATGATTAACGGGTTACCAACAAGGAATAACCAGGCACCGTTTACAACTATCGCATCGGCTTTAAGTTGGGTCGCGTCCAGTTCTGTTTTTAATGTTGTTTCTGGGGTTTTACCCGACATTGTAACCAACGGGTTAATCCTAAATTTAGATGCCACACAAAAAGCTTCATACCCAGGGTCTGGTACAACTTGGTACGATCTGAGTGGACAAGATAATAACGCGACTATTAATACCGCAAATTATAATGCTTCTGGTTACTTTACATCAGTGGTTTCACCAGGTTACGCTTCCTTATTAGAATTCACAACACAAATCACGGGTAGCTTGGCCACAGCTTTATCCGTAACCTCTGGTGGGTGGTCAATAGAGGAATGGGTGCTTACTAATGATACCACATACCCAGAAGCTGCCGCTGGTAGCGTTGTTTCTAATAGTGGTTACGGTGCTGGTGAAATAGGGTTTGACTGGAATCACGGTCAAACTGGGATGTCGCAATTTCAAATGGGTGCTAGCTGGAATGTTGGTCAACCCGCCACTTACGATGTTAGGGGGTACATAACATTAAACGCCTCGTTTAGTAACTACGGATCATGGTATCTTAGACATATGTTTTGGAATCGAGACACCGCTAAAATGGGCGTGTATTACAATGGGGTTTTTCAAGGTGATATTAATATGTCGGTTTTAAACGGTTACCCTATTTGTGATGGGGGTGTAATATCATGGGGGCAACTATATGGTTGGAGACATGATGGGGCGAGAGCTGGTATGAAGGTGTATAACAGAGTATTATCCGCTAGTGAGGTTTTACAAAACTTTAACGCACAAAAATCAAGATTCGGTTATTAAAAATATAGGTTATGTCAAGACGTCCAATAGCATTTAACAATTCCAGTAAAAGCAACAACTCCATTAAAAAAAATAAAGTGGAGATAGGGCTTGCAACTGATAACTACGCCAGCAATCCAGGTGGGTTGACTTGGTTTAACGGCCCAGATTCCACTAACCAGTATGTGATTTATTCAGATACCTATAGCTTAGGTATGACAACACTAGCAAACGCTAAACCAGTTTGTTGGGGTAGTGGTGATATGAGTGACGCGAACATACTTAGAATGATAAACGGGTTACCAACAAGGAATAACCAAGCACCGTTTACAACCATAGCCTCAGCATTAAGCTGGGTAGCATCTAGTTCTGTTTTTAATGTTGTTAGCGGAGCTCTGGATAATATCGTAACAAATGGGCTGGTTATTAATCTGGACGCCTCACAAAAAGCATCATACCCAGGATCTGGTAACACCTGGTATAATTTAGCTGGTAGTGAAAACGGGACAATTATAAACGGTACAACATACGGGAGTTCAAATAATGGTATCATAACATTTGATGGTGTTGATGACGCTGTTGAAATATATGGTTATAACTGGTCGCATACACAAGTTACGGTATGCGCTTTTATAAAACCAGCAACCGATTGCCCTTCTGGTGATAACAATATCGTGACAATTGAAAATAGTTTTGAGTATCGATATAATAACCGTGGTGATGGGACCGCAAGCGTATGGTACGCATCAAATCCATGGGCTTGGTTTGGTTCTGGTACGATAACTTTAGGTCAGTGGCAAATGGTTACGTTTAGACACAACACAACAACAAACATAGGTGATATATGGGCTAATGGTTCACAAATATTTTCACAAGCGATAAACGGTGGTATCGCAACAAGAACTGATAATATAAAAATAATGGGGAGATATTGTTGTGCTGGTAGTCCAGCTAAAGGTGATTTAGGTGCTATTTTGATCTATAATAGACCTTTAAGTAATAGCGAAATAATACAAAACTTTAACGCCTTAAAAACAAAATACGGATTATGATGAAATATTTAATAATCAACGCTTCGGAAATTAATTTAATTGACTTTGAAACGATACAACAAACGTCAGCTGAAAAACTTAGGAAATCAATAGACGGTCAAAAAACTGTTGTAAAATGGTTAGGTGCTACGCCTGAGTGGGTGAACAATTTAACAGTTAAAGAAGGCCCTTACAATGAGAGTGAAATATTGGTGATAATGGCCACACCATATTGGTGGTTTGTTGATGGTGGTGAGGAGTAAAAATTATTACCATAAAAGGTGTTTTATATAACCTTTATGATATTTATATAAGTAAAACATATTAAAGAATGAAAAAACCCCTATTAAACGAAGAGATCACTAGAATCCGTAAGATTATGGGCCTTAATGAAAGTGAAGAATTGGATTTATCTAAAATGGATAACCCAAACGCTTATACCGATGATATCATTAATCATAACGCTGAAAAAGAATACGTTGATTTTGAAAAGGATTATGATTTCGACTTTGAGAAAGCTGCAATAGAATCCGCTTCTGGTGAAGAAGTTGTACAAAGAGAATTTGACGATTATGACAGACCACTATATTATAGTGTTAAGGACGATAACGTACACTACTTTATTGGTGATGGGGATAATGGTCCTATGATTGTTAAGTATAACGCTGAGACTGGTGAGAGATACCCTATTGGTGACCTAAGAGATTATGACGCACCTGAACTTTCTGAAGGTGATGACGAAACTGAAGGCCCGATTGCAATATACAAAATGTACAAAAAAGGTGAAGTAAGTCAAAAAGATCTTAACGCTTTAATGGGTATTTGGGATAGAGCTGATAAAGAGAAATTGATGGCTTATATAAGATCACAAAAAGAAGAAGGTATTAACGAAATAGATGAATCGGAAATTTCTGAAGGTTCTATGGAAAGCGGCGTGTACTACGATACAACAGTTGCACACGAAATAAAAAGCAAAGTAGGTAATCTACATAAAATAGCACCTTATGTTCTTGAGATAGGTGATAGAGTTATTGAAGACATTTCTGGTAAAATATCAGTATATGACGGCGGTAACTTAGTTGAGAAGTTTAACGATGTTGATGCTTTCTTAATTGGAATAAAATACGGGGCAACACCAGTTTAATATGAGTAGAAAACCAACATTAACTGAAGAGTTATTTAGAATCCATGAGATGATGGGTCTGACTGAAAACCAGTTGGATATGTTTGCTGGTACAGAGGACGCGGCGCCAGAAGAGAGTGCTGAAGATTCCCATATCGGTAAAAGAGTCATGGTTTATTATAACCTTCATAAAAAAACTTTCTCAATACAATATAAAGGTCTTGTGATCGCTCATGCTGACTATGTTAAACTTAATAACGTTGAGTTTAGAGTTAGACAAGGTGGTATGGAAAAAGTTAGGGCTGAGATGTCAAAGAATGTTCATGCGTTCGTTATTGGCGATTTAGTTGATTTCATTGCTTACCCATCAACTGATATACCATCAGCAACTAGTTCAAAATCAATAACATACGATCCATATAAATACGATACATTTGTTTACAGAGACACAGAGGAACCTGTAACCAATGCTCGTGAGGTTGAAATGATCAACCAACCAGGTGGGAAAATTTTCCAGATAAATGAAGTTCTTTCAGAAAACTGGTCTTATGATGACAATAAGATAAATCAATTCGTTGTTGAGGCGGAAAAGGATGTGCAAATGGCTGATAACCTAATTAATAAATTTGGTGTTAACGTTGTTAACATGACGTTAAAAGATATTCACGATAACATAGCACAAATGGAGTCCGCAAAAGAAAAATTAGAGGCTAGTAAAGACTATATCACCCGTAAATACGAAAAGTTTTATGATATCGTTGAGACTTACGAGGTTGGGGAATACCCCGATAACGTTTCTAAATTATATGATTTATCGAACAAATTAGACAACCAAAAGGAATCTTTATCAGATCTAGCCGAAACATTTAATACATTAATTGATGCAGCTAAATGGTTGGGAAAATACAATAAAGAAATTTTCGATATACAGAACATAAAATGAACAAACCAACAGCAGTAAACTACACAGGTACACAAACGCCTTATGGTACTAAACACGACAACATTGAGATCGGGGATGCTTCGATTGATTACAGAGATAACGACAGTGGGTTAGTATGGTATAATTCACCAGAGACTACTGGTAAATATATAATATTTTCAGCCGCAAATGATAACGGTTATATGACAGCCACACCATTATTTTGGGTTTGTGATCAGACTGATAGTGAGTTGTTAAGGTTGGTGAACGGTTTACCAAATAGACGCGGTGAGACACCTTTTACTACAGCTATACAAGCAACCGACTGGTTAAATTCTGAAACTAATTACTATTTATTAACTGGTGAAGGTGGTGGTGGAAACCCAACTGGGTTTACAATCACTATAACACAATCTGGTAGTGATGTTGTTGTGAATGCTTCTGGTACACTTAATCTAGCTGATTTAAATTATATCGGTCAATCACAAGGTATGGGACCTGGTGGGCTCGGCGGACCAACATCAACATTCATAATCGGTGGCAGCCTTGGTTATTTTGATCAATATACTGGATCAACATTTAACACACCAGCGTCCTTTGGTATGTTCAGTGGACCAGCCAATTCTGGTTCTGGTGATACGGTTGGTGTTATTATGAATGGGCAACCACCATATATATTAGCTGTTCCGACAGGTTACACATCTAACCAAAGTATAACAAGTACAATGACATTTACAAACACAAGTATAGCGACAATGGGGTTAACCGAAGGTACGTTTACATATACTTGGGGAACTGGTGGAAACGCTGATGCGATAAATATGGTTATTGGTGGAACTAGCGGTACATCTGGTACTTCAGGCACTGGTGGAACTGGTGGCGGAGCTGGATGGTTCTTCTATAGTGATGAGGGATCTTTAAATGCTGGTCCACCGTCAAGTAATGGTAATGCCATATTTGTTGATAATAGTGGTATGGGTGGTAACACCGAAACCTTTAACCCGAATAAAGTTAACGGAAGAACACTTTATTTCCACCAATACGATAGTACTGGGGTGGATTACGCAACACAATTTGCCGCTTTACAAACTAATGGTGGAACATTAAGTATTACACAAAATGGGCAAACAGCGACATATACAACAGCCAACCCTAATATGTTTGTGTATACCGCTTTATCTGGTAACAACAGTTTGTTGGTTAATACGGGTATGTTAACACAAACCTCAACAACGGTTAATCCATTTGTTTACGGTGACCCAATAACACTTTCATTTAGTTAAAAAAAATATTAATATATCATGGCAACAGCAAGACCTTACGCATATAACCCAGGGGCACCGATATCTGGGACACAACAAGTCGGTGATTTGGCAATCGGAACACCCGATTCTGGTTTCACAAATAACCCACAATTTTGGAACGGGCCTGACGAGGAGTTGGGTTATGTAATAGCATTACCAGTTCCAGATAATAGTCAACCAACACCAATACCTGGTGTAACAGCTTCCGTTCGTTTTCTGAGATCTGGGGCTTTAACAGAAGAATCATTTGTTGGTTTAGTTAACACACAATTCAATCAGAATCATCAAAACGCTTTTGATGCTAAAGATTGGCTAACCGCACAGGGATATTTCAGTACTTTTTCAGCTTTTGGAAGTTCTGGATTCCAATGGATGACAATGACTGAGATTAACGAAAGTGATGCACATGGAATAGGACAAAATAACATCACAATTAATATTGCACAATCAGGTGGTGGTATGGCTATTGAGCCTGGTATGTATAGTGCAGACACATTCCCTGAAGAATATGGTGTACCTATTGTTGGCGACCAAATTCAAAACAGCCAGGATGGTATATTTACCGCAACATTTAGTCAACCTGTGACAGATCCTTTGGTCGCGTTTGCGAGTGTTGGTAATCCAAGTCTATATGTCCCAGTTATTGTTTCAGCACCATTCACACCAATTTGGGGTCAAGATACAACATACCAAAACCCATCTGGATTAACCCAATACACACAGTTTACTGGTAACGAAGGGTTTAATATTATCCGTATAGATGGTACTCACACGTCAATTAGTTTTAACTACACTGTTGCTGAGTACTACAGTACAATTTGTTTTGGTTTTGTTGATCAGAACCCTTAATTATTTTTAAATGGTATATAACGCTATATATAACGCTGGACCAGCAATAGGTGGTACAACTCAGGTTGGTAATATTGCCGTTGCAACTGGTACACCAGATTACGCTGTCGGTGATTGGGTTGGTGGTGTTGATGACACTGGGTGTTATGTTATCATTAGTGAGACAACAAACACTGGTTTAGCTGGTAGATCAGCTGGTGGTAGTTCGGAAATAATTCCAGCGGAAACCCCAGTTTTTTGGCGAACAACAAGTAATACTGACCAAGCCTTTCTTGATTTGGTTAATGTTTTACCAGGTTCACCTGGTACTATAACCGATGTTGGGGTGGCGACAGACTGGTTAGCGGGTCATAATTTTTGGACATCGTATGGAACAGCTCTGGCGGTCACAGCACAGATATATTTTGATCCAGCTAATACGTTATCTTACCCTGGTAGCGGTAACACTTTAACCAATATTGGTACATTGGGTAACATTACTGGTACATTGGGGAATATGTCGGGTGTTGTTTACGATAGTAACGCTGGTGGTGGATCCCTTAACTTTGACGGTGGTTCGGATACGATACAGTTCGGGCAATTCAATTTTGGTAATAGTATATCTGTTAGCGCTTGGGTTTATCCGAGAAATGAGGCTAGTATAAACTGTTTAGTTTCTAACTGTGGTGCAAACACGGCGACAAATGGTTTTAAAATGGCTTGGAATAACTGGACAACTGTAAATTTAACCATGAACTTTGAAGCGGGTAATGGTGGCGCTGGCGGTACTCAGTCAACGGCTAATAATACAGTTACTGAGAACGCTTGGCAAATGTTAACTTATGTTTTTGATAAAACAAACCAAACAATACGTTTCTATAAAAATGGGGTTGCTATTCCTACTAATAACGGTGGATCACCAGTTGCTAATATAGGTACAAACAACTCAAATTGGTGGATTGGTTCCATTGGCGGTAGTTCATACCAGATGGACGCTAATTTGGGTGAATTTAAGGTTTGGATGAGTTTAATGTCTGACGGGGATGTGTCAGCTGAATTTGACGCGACTAAAGCTAGATACGGTTTGTAATATTACTGAGGTTTTTCAGAATCTTTGATGATTAACTCACCCAAAACTTCCATCTTACCAAGGAGTTCCTGGAAAGCTATTTGTTCAATATCCATATCATTTTTTGTTGATGAATAAAGTTTTTCAAGAAGATCTTTATATTCTTTTTTAGCATCTTCCATATCTAAGTCACCCTTAGCAGCTTTTTCGTAATATTCTAACTTAACCTCGAAGTGATGGTAAGTTAATAATGCCGCGCCACCTTTTTCTTTTGCGTTGTCGGCAATTTTTTCGGCACCACCTAATCTTGTCTCAGCAAATGATTCGAGTTTATCACCCTCTTCTAAAGGATTACCTGGGCCCCTAGTTATATTGGATTGCCATGTTGTGTTACCAACTGGATTACCTGGACCTCTTTTAACACCAGAATCCCATAGAGATCCAGTTGAAGTTGACGTTGATGAGGTTGAGGTTGAATCCTCATTCAATCCCATCATCGTTCTTATTTTTAATATTTCCTCAAGGTATGTCATGATTGTTGCGTTTATCCTCTTCGTGTTTATAGTTATAATGGTTACATTCTATGTCAATGAATTCATCGTCTTCGGTTGAAGCTTTGTAACTCGTATACATTATAAATAACACAAATTCAAAAAATAAGGTGTAGATTACTGGGTGCCAATCCAAAGGATTAACTTTACCTATTATTAATAGTAGAATACCGTATATGAAACCACACTGGAATAACACTAAAACCAAAAAAGGTATAACAGTTAATCTAATAAAATCCTTCATTACATTATATAGTTAGTTAATTCATATTTACCAGAAGGCATTCTGTATAATGAAATTTGTAACATTTTTTTAAGCGGTTTACCATCTTTTAATAACTCAACATGGTACTGAACAGTTTTTTCATAAGCAACATGTTCTGGGGTGATACTTTCCCAGTTAACCGTAAAACCTTTATGGTTAGCGTATTCTTCGGCAGATTCTAAAGCACCAGCTTGTGTATCAAAATAATTTTCTTGTTGGAATCCTCTACCTTCGAAAACTTTACCATCTTTACCAGCTCTCATAGCCATCCAAGAACCTTCCTCTTCTTCAAGCTCTTTTTGAAGTTCGTCCAGACTTTCTAATTTAAGATCACCCAAAGCGTCCATTGTGTCGTCATAACCAGGCATTTTATAATCTGGTTCTTCTTCTGGTTCTCCGAACATATCATCAATTAGTGATTGGGCCATTGATTTTAAATCAATTTTATTATTACCACGACCCATATTCCAAACACTCCCTAAAGCGTTCTCAAGGTAATCAACCCTATTATCGGAGCCAACCTTCGCATCTTCCATAGCAAGATCCCAAGATTCCTCAACGTCTTCATTTTTCTCAAAAGTTTCTGGGTCTCTATCTTGTTTATTAGCGGTTGCGTAATAAACCTCTTCACCCTTTTTATCACCGTATTGGTCTTTGAATTTATTAAGAACTTCAGTGTTCTCATCAGTTTCCTCTTCTCTCATTGAACCAACAATATCCGATGGAGATAACTCTTCTATCGCGTCTTTACCGTAATTGATTTCATAATCATCATCCTCTGGGGACATGTTTGTAATTTTACCGCTTGGGCTAACATGATTTACACCCATCATTTCTTGTATTCTAGAAAGTTCTTCGTTTAAACTGGATTTTTTCATAAAAACATTTATTTATAAATACTTTTATAAAAAGAAAAAAGACTATATTGGTAATTAAAATGTGAAGTCGTCCTAGCTGGACTCGAACCAGCGGCCTTCTGCGTATCAGGCAGACGCTCTAACCAACTGAGCTACAGGACGATAAATTAGATTTTGCACAATAAACATTGTTCGTTTATCGTAGCAAAAACGGGTTTATTGTACCTTCAGAGAGACTCGAACTCCCAACCTTTTCGTTCGTAGCGAAACGCTCTAATCCATTGAGCTATGAAGGTAAATAATAGGCCATTGTTACAATATCTCTCACCCACTTTCTTGGCAGGGTATCCATCATGGGTTCCGTTAACTGATATCTATTTTATAACCCCTGACGGAACAAACGGGGTAACCTATTTGGGGTGACTGATGGGACTCGAACCCACGACCTCTTGAATCACAATCAAGCACTCTAACCAACTGAGCTACAGAAACCATATATGGTAGCGAGAGGGAATTTCGAAATCCCGACCTTTCGGATATGAGCCGAATGCTCTTCCTCTGAGCTATCTCGCCATTTTCTCGCCAATATGGCGAGATATTTGTTGTCCCTTCAGGACTCGAACCTGAATTCTCTGGCTCAAAACCAGATGTGCTGCCATTACACCAAGGGACAATATGGTGGAGCTAATGGGACTCGAACCCACATCCTCTTCCTTGCAAGGGAAGCGCTCAGCCAATTGAGCTATAACCCCATTAATTTTGTCGAAAAGTTATCTGCCTTAAACAATGGTCTAGCAGATACTGTTCAACATTTGGTATTTTCCTCAAGAAGTCATACTCATATGAATAACAAAGTATTTCTTCTCTTGGTGATTCTTGGACACCTCTATATCTAAGATAAAGGTGTAAAGATTCATGTACAATAACAGCCGCGAGATTGTTTAGGGATTTTGCCCTAGCGTCTGTTGACGATATTACTATACTACCCTTTGCGTCTTTAGAACCCTCATTTGTTGAGTAGTTACCAGACCAAAATGTTATTTTATTACAAACACGTAAAACGAGTTTATAAGCGGTGGTATCTGTTTGTCTGATAATTGTTAAAGCACTATCAGCTCTCAGATCCCAACCATCCCCAGCTTTATCGATTACAATTTGTGATTTACAAATCGTTGTGGATAAAACCATTACGATCATTAATATTAGTTTCCTCATATTAATAAATAGTGCCAGCAGGTGGACTCGAACCACCGAACCCGTAAGGGAGCAGATTTACAGTCTGCCGCAATTGCCGCTATGCGATACTGGCAAGTGAGGTAAGAGGAAGATGGTTCAGTGGACATCCTCTTTTACGATCGGCATTACTTGGGTGAATACCTGCAAACTCCGATCACACCAGTCAGTATTCACTCTCGAACTATTGATGTGATCATTCCCCGATCAACCTTTGTACACCCTATAGGACTCGAACCTATGACATCTGCCATGTAAGGGCAGCGCTCTACCAACTGAGCTAAAGGTGCATGTGTCCCTTCGTAGGTACTTGCCGTTTCTTAAGTCGACACTTTCCCCGTTGCGTGTTTTATTTAAGTGTACTTCCCTACTGGGACTTGAAGCCAACACATTGTACCCAAAGAGAGACTCGAACTCTCACGCCTTTCAGCCACGGTTTCTAAGACCGTTATGTCTACCATTCCATCACTCGGGCATTTTAGCACGGATACAAGGATTCGAACCCTGAACTGTGGTTTTGGAGACCATTATGATACCATTTCACCATACCCGTGTATATTTGAGTATAAGGTTGGAATCGAACCAACACCGTTGGTTTTGCAGACCAACTGACCACCACGATCAACTTATACGTTTGTGTCCCCGACAGGACTCGAACCTGTGACTCCCTCATTAAAAGTGAGGTGCTCTAACCAACTGAGCTACGAAGACATTGTGTCAGGATAGCTGGATTCGAACCAGCGATCCCCCGCGTCCAAGGCGGGTAGGGACGACCTGACTCCCCCATATCCTGAATTAAGTAGCGTAGACAGGACTCGAACCTGCACTATGTCCTCATCCCAAATGAGGCGGCCTACCAATTGGCCAACTACGCTATTTTAAAATTACCAATACGTCAAAGAACTGCAAAAAAAAACCCTGAACTTGTTGGTTCAGGGCTTCGTTTTTCTTAGTTTTAGTTTTATTTCTACAACATCATGAAAATACTTGGTCTGAACCCGATACGGTACGAGGATACCACTGGCACACTGCCATCGGTTTAATCACTGCGATATGTAGGTTCATATTTTTCATTTTAATGTTATTGTTAAATAATTAGTACAAAATTAAGCAAAGTTTTCTAAAAAACAAACTTTTTACGATTTTTTTTTAAAAAAAATTATCTTTTACCAGTTTTTGTTGGGTTAACACCTTGATTTCTATCAATATAGATCCAGTCACAAGATGTTAAATCAAATTGATTTAAGTGATCTAAGACAACATCTATATCATATTCTTTGCAAGAATATATATCAAACTGCACTAAAGATGGGGTCTCGTTATCCCAAACGTGTATCGATGCGTGTGATGTTGCTAATGTTATCGTACCCGTAACACCTTCGTTACCTGGCTCGTTTACATATACGGATGTTGGGCCAGCCACAACTACCATACCAACTTTATCAACTAACTCTTTTAACCAAGTGTTAAGCGATTCTTCTGTTCTTGGTGGGTTATTTACAAACCCCCTAACAATTAAATGTACGTGATTAGGTTTAAACATGGTTTTAAAATTCTTCTTCTAAATCATCATTATCATCATCATCGAAGGTTCTACCATCGTAGTAACCGTCATCTGTGTCAGATATTATTGTTTCTATTTCATATAACACATCACTTATTCGTTCAATAACGTTATCGGTTACATCATCCCTAAAATTCTCAGGATCAATCATCTCTAACTTATTTTCGGCATCTTCCTTGAGATCAATTATTTGTCTCTGTAAGTCTTTAAGATAATTTAAGGCTAATTTGCTCATGTTGTTTTTTTTCACATAAATAGGTTCGTTTATAGTAAAAAACAGATTTTGTTTAATAAAATTTTTTTGAAAGTAAAGGGTCTTTTTTGTGATTTTTATCTATTTATAAATATCAAAACAAAACAACATGAAAAATTTATTTTTAACGCTAGTGCTGGCGTTATTAGCCATTACTGGCTATGCACAAACAACTGCGCCGTCAGGTGGTAATTGGGTTATCGTTGACTCATCTTACAATGTCGGACCGCAGTCACAAGGTTTCACTTTAGCTAACCTTTATTATGACAACACAACAACGACTAAAATTGCTGGTTTACAGTTCCGTGTATTCTACGACAAAGTGGCTTTCGGTGGTGCAAAACCAACCGTAACCTTGTTATACAGTAGTACTGACCAGTATATGCAATATGTTGCAGATTCGGTGAATGGTAACATTACCGTTACGTTAGCTTATACGGGTACCAACAACTCATTCACATATGCTGACGGTGCGGCGTTCCAGATTAAGTTCTTTCACCAAGCTGCAACCGCTTTCCAAGCTTTAACTAGTATTGATAGTTTGAAGGTTACTGGTACTTTAACGTTCCCTTCATATGCATCAACAATAGCTGGTATTGATACAACATTATCTTTACATAGTTATGGTGGTGAATTTAAAATGAACAGATTGAAATACCACGGTAGATTTACAAACGTAACTGGTTCTGGATCTAAAGATATTACAATTGCTTTAGAGAAAAGACCTAAAACATCAACAGGTGCTTGGACTCAGGTTAAACTTGATACCACTGACGTTACGGGTTATTTCGCTTTTGATGAGATCTTAGATACAACTTATTGGGATGCTCACTTATACGTTAAAGGTGATACGATGGCTGTGGGTAACACAGTATCTGTTGCCGATGCACAAAAGGTTAATAAATTCGTTATAGGTGAAGAAACACCAACAGGTTTTGATTTCTACGCGTCTGACGTAAACGGTTCTTACGGTATTACAATTGCTGACGTATCAGCTATATACGGTCGCTTAGCGGGTAGATTCTCAGTGTGGCCAAACTCTATTCAGGACGTTAGATTCTTCTCAGCTTCACAGTATGCGACAATCAACGGATCTTCAACTAACTATACATCAACTATTGCTGGTGTAACTAACTTAACATTTGATATTATCGCTGGTCAACCTGACTCAGTAACATTCTACGTATTAGGTGGTGGTGACGCGAACGGTACTGGTTTCCATATGGCTCGTACAATCCCTATTGAAATCTTAAATCCTAGTAAAACTCCTCAGTATATCATCGATGAGACAGTTGAGTACGATTTCCCTACATCGACAATCGAAATTAATTTACCAAAAATTGAAATCACTGAGGGTAGTTTAGTAAACGTACCAATGAAAGTTTTAACACAAGGTGACCAAGTTGGTTCAATTCAATTGGCTTTGGCTTACGATAACACTTTATTGGAGTTTAAAGGTATTAAAACAGAACAAAAATTTATGAACTGGATGTCATTCTTAAACCCTAATAACGGTGTTGTTGAATGGGCTGGTGCTGATATGAGTAAAAACGAATATCTGGCTAATAACGGTGACGCTGTTTTAACATTACAATTTACAGCGTTATCACCACAATCAACCTGGGGTAATAGCGCTTTATATGTTATAAGAAAATACGCTGGAGACGCTTCCGCAACTGATTTAAGAATAACACCAACAAACGGCGTTGTTAAGATATTCAAAGTAAATGGTGGTGGTACTTTAACAAAGGATTGTGAAATAATCGTTACCCCTAACCCAACAGATGGTTTAGCTTTTGTAAGCTTTAGTGTACCAGAAGATGGAGAAATTTCGGTTGGGTTTTATGATGCTAGTGGTAAATTAGTGTATAGTGTTTATAAGGGTAAAATGTATAAAGGTAAATATCTTTATCCAGTTGACTTGACTAACGTAACACCTGGCACATACTATGGTATTCTACAAACAGGATCTCAAATCAAAACAAATAAAACAATAAAATTAAACTAAAATTTAAAACAATGTCAGAAGAAACAAATGTACCTGAATCAGACGGAACGTGGTCAGGTTTAAAGAAAACGATCATCGGGGTTATCACGACAGCTGTCATGGCTGGTGGTACCTATTTCACAACTACCTTATTTGGTGGTGGTGAGGAAGAGACAAAAACGGAACAAGCGGCCCCAGCTGCACAACCCGCGATTAACATAAGTGTTGACAACTCTTCTAAAAATAACGCAGCTGCTGGTGGTACTAATACCATCATCAAAGAAAAAACAACTGTTGTTGAAAAAGCGGCGCCTGTTAAAGAGGAAAAACCAGCTAAAAAATCAGAAACTGAAGATAGTCCTTGGTAATGAAAAAAGAAATAAAAATAAAAAAAGAGAAAAAGAATAGTATGAAAATTAAAGAAACATTAAAAAGTTTTACTAGCGCACCTGCGCCTGTACAAGTTGAGGATAAAAACAGATTTTATTACATGTTGCAACAAATGCAAGCTAATAGATGGAGAATAACTGGAATCGTATTATTCCTATTCTTTTTCATCGTAGCTGGTATCAATTCAGCTGTATTTTTTGGGGTATCGATCGGTGAGGATTGGAAAGAAATGTTATTAATCTTATTAGGTGCCTTTGTTGGTAACTTAAATAAGGTTGTTGATTACTGGTTTAATTCAGAAGATCGCGATAAAATGTTAATCCAAAAAGTTGATGAGGAAGATGGTGTTTCTTTATCAAATACAACAGAAGTTTAAAATGAAAAGATTATTATTCATATTATTGTTAATTGGTTGTTCTTGTGTTTACGCACAGGGACAACCAGTTACTATTGGTAGTGTTAAAACTGAGGAGTATAAAGCTAGTTTTGAGCAAACGCAATCTATCGATGTTGTGTCAAACTACACTGATACAATCAAATACCCGATCCAATTACTAAAGATTGGTTTCACTGAGGAGCTTTATGAGATGTACCCTGAATTAAAAGATAAAAGGGTTGGTCTTGGTGTTACTAATATTGTTATTGAGTTTCTTGAAATGACAAACCGTTTTGAGTTTACTGAAGACAAATTAGAGATTAAAGAGCGAATGGTTAACCAATTTAAAGCCTCTGACAAAGGTTTTACCGAAAATAAAATGGATGGTAGAGGTAAAGTTAAATTAGCAAAATACTTTGTCTACATCGAAGTTTATGATTTTAGCGTATCTGAGGACGAGGTAGTTAAAGTTTCTGGTAAAGCAACAGCAACCCAAACGACTAGATTAGGGTTACAAGTTAAATTTGTTGACGCTGAGACTGGTGAAATTATGGTTGGTAGTGGGCTTGGTGAGGCCAAGACAGTTAAAATGTCCACGATACTTGATGATGTTGATGAAATTAAATTTAATCAGTCAACCATCGGTACATCAACAAAAAAAGCTTTAGAAACAGCATCATCAAGAGTTGTCTCTAAAATGATTAAAAAAGGTTTGTTCAAGAACTAAAACGTGCGTGAATTTAAAAATAACGATATTATCATTTTTCCTCTTACTATCGGGAATAGTAAGTGCACAGTCGTTTAATTATTCGTACACTGACCCTTGTAATGGGAAAGTTTACAATTTATCAATCCCTTATGGGCAAAATCAAATAGCTGTAACGTACTACGGTCAAGTAGGTACGTTTACGGCTAATGATTTTAATAATGGTGTGTTCGACAACTGGGCAGCTGGTGTTTTTAATCAATTCCAAAATGCTTCACCGTGTGGTAGTATTGGTACGACCGTTACCGTATCACAAACCCAAAGCACAGCTTTAAACGTAGTTAGTATATTTGGGGCCTTATCGGCTATTAGTGATATGGCATCTAGTGGTACTGGTAATATAATGGCGGCTGCTGGTTCTGTTAGTAATGTTAGCGGGGGTAGCGGTGGTAATAAAGATGATAAAGATAATAAAAACTCCTCTGGTGGTGGTTCTCAGGGACAATCTCAAGGACAAAGTGTCTCTGGCGGAACAAACCAATCTGGCGGGGGTTCTCAAGGACAAACACAATCTAATGGGAATAATTCAAATGGATCCAGTTCATCTGGTACTACTACTGGAAATAATAATAATGGCGGTGGTAGTTCGGAAACTACTTCTGGTACAACCGCAAATACTGGGGGTTCTACAGGATCTGGTGAAACGGGTGGAACAGGTAGCACCAACACTGGTGGTGGTTCTACTGGTGGTTCAGGTGGTACCACCACAAGCTCTACAGGGTCTGGCGGATCTGGCGGGAATGGTTCAACAAATAATCAAACACAAACTACCGAAGAAAAAAAATCAGACGCCATAGGTGGTACAACAAACGCCGTAAAAAGTGGTAGCGGTAGTGGTAACGGTAAAGGGTCGGCGACTAGTAAAAACGGTGGGAGACCATCAATACTTATGAGCAGTGACCTGGTAGGTTTTCAATTCAATGAAGGGGAAGTTAGTAAAGGTTCAAAAGTTAACGCTGGTTATTCGTCTGTAAGATATGATGGTTTAAGATCACATGGTGTTATGGTTGATTACACATCGTCAATACAAGGTGGTAATATTACTGGTTATTACGCTTGGATAAACCCCAAAGCTATTACATTACTTTCCAATACAGTAACAATTGGTTTTGCTGGTAGCGGATCAATTTATAACACTGTCGCTTTTGGGCAGATGAGGAGTATTAAAAAGTTTAAAGCTGTTTATATGCTTACAGCTTCAGGTGGTCAAATTTATAAAGAACCTTATTATGGTTCAGCCGCGATTGTGGGCGGTAATAGGGATTTTAAAGTGGGTAAGCGTCTTGATATTAAAACAATGGCTTTATTTGTTTACGCACCATTTGTTAGATACTACGATGATGCGGTTTTAAAATCACCGTTTGTTATCTTACCAATTGTTGGGGTGAATCTAGGCGTTACAAAAACATTTAAATTAAACTTCAATTTTGGTGGGGCATATTCTATAGGGGATAATGTATTAAACTATACGGTAATGATGGGTACTAGATTAGCGTTATGATGAAAAGGTTTTTTTTATTCTTGGTTATTATTTTTAGTGTGGTAAAATTAAACGCACAGGCGACTTCTATTACATTGGGTGGTACAACGTCTAGTTTATCGGTCTCATATAATACAGCCACTGTGGTTGACCCCAATCTAACGATAACCGCTAACGGTAACATAACTGGTTTTAGGGTACAAATATCACAAACATACACATCTGGGGATGTATTAACTTATACAGGGACTTTACCGACTGGTGTAACAGCGAGTTGGAACTCAACAACAGGTATATTAAGTTTTAATGGTACGACAACAGCGGCTAATTGGCAAACTCTCTTAAGAACGGTAACTTTTAAATCAACAACGACAACCTGTTACGCTAATTTAAGAAGGGTTACTTTTGTTGCGGGTACAGTTTTTTATAACCCATTAACAGAGCATTTTTATGAGTATGTTGCGTCATCTGGGTCTTGGACAAGCGCTAAAAGCTCAGCTGAAAATCGTTCATATTTTGGTAGGGTTGGTTATTTAGCGACAATGTCATCTGAGGCGGAGAATAATTTTATCTGGAAATTAATGTCTTCAGATGGTTGGTTTGGTGGTTCGGATGAGGTTTCACAAGTTAACACGGCAAAAGGTACAACAGCTTTCGCGTCACAAGCGGCGGTGGAGCAAAAATGGCATTGGGTGACTGGTCCTGAGAAAGGGACGCAGTTTTCTAATGGCAGCACGGCGGTTACGGGCCAATACTCAAAGTGGGCTGGTGGTGAACCAAACAATGCGGGTGGTGAACATTATGCACAATTCTATTCAGCGAACAGCGGTTCATGGAATGACTTACCAAATACAAATTTACCTGGTTATATTTGTGAATACGGTGATATGCCTGGTGATTTAACATCCAGTGTAACAATATTCACAAGACAAATTAATGTCGGTAATGGATCAACTGGCACAATTAGCGGGGGTAATATAAACGTTTGTTCTGGCTCAAATAGCACGGTGTTAACTTTAAGTGGTATGACTGGTAGTGTTGTTAGATGGGAATCATCTTTCGATAACTTCTTTACAGCTGGTACAACAATATCTAGCACATCAAGTAGTATAACAATATCAAACATAACTAAAACAACTTATTACAGAGCAATCGTTAACTCAAGCAGTCCAGTAACTTGCTCATCATTAGCTTCTTCTAGTGTATTTTTATCAGTTAAACCAACTAATTCTGGTACCGTATTTGCGGCAAACAATACTATATGTGCTGGTGGTGTTGTTGAGTTAACCTTATCTGGCCAACAAGGTAATATTAATAAATGGCAAAGATCTACAAATAACGTTAACTGGACCGACATCAGTAATACAACCGCATCTTTAACAGAAACAATATCATCCGCTGGGACATATTATTATCGAGTTGAGGTTCAGACACCCAATTGTGGTAGTGCGGTTTATTCTACTAGTAAGATTATTAGTGTTATAACAGGTACCCCACCCACAGGTGGTTCTGTATCATCAGCGGTACATACTAGCACAACTAATTCAGGTACACTAACATTAAGCGGGTATACAGGTACAATAGTTAAATGGCAAAGATCGATAAATAGCGGTGTTACTTGGACCGATATTGTAAATACCGCGGCAACCTACACATACAGTAATCAGACTGACGCAACTTTATTTAGAGCCCAACTACAAAGCGGTACATGTGGTTACACATATTCAAATGCTGGTGTTATAATTGTAAACCCATTTGCGTATTCTGGTTATGTATATAATGCTGAAAATACTGGTGTATCTGGTATATCTGTAAAACTATACTATAAGGTTAAAACCCAAACAACCTACACATTATATGGGACGTATACAACAGATGCTAACGGAAAATATACGATAACAACAAATGAAAGCGTTAACCTTAATGATTTTAGGTTGGTTGCTGGTGAAAATACTAGTGTTTTATTACCTAGTACGACCGATGCCCAGTTTTTTAACCAAAAATTACTAACACAATCCTTCAACGCTAAAGATTATTACAGAATGGACGTAAATGGAAACGATATTTTAACTATAACGGATATCGTTTTAGTATTCCAAAGAAACAACAACATATTACCAAGTTGGTTAAATTCAACACCGAATTATAGATTATTTACATCCGCGCAGTGGTCAGTAATCAACGGATCAAATAGTAATCTAAAAACAACCTATACTGGGGCTCAGTCACTTATGGTTGATAATTTAACCCATAACGGGACTTCAAATTTTTATATAATAAAAACAGGTTATAAACAATAAAATTATGAAACAGTTTATTTTAGCGCTCATATTTGTACTAATAGTACCAGTATCAGCTTTTTCTCAAACTTGTGTTAAGGTAGATTCAGTTTACAGCACAATGAAAATAAAAGAATTTAAAGATAGGAACATTCTATTCGGTGTTAAACAAATCACCGAAGAGGTTCTATCTGAAAAATACTCCTTATGTGAACAAAACGCGATACCAGTTATGGTTGAGATCACCAGAGTTGGTACACCATCAAGTAGTTTTAGAATCGCTGGTGTTGGGGCGGCCACAGAGACAACGCAAATATTATTAAAAGTTCATTTTGGTGACACTATTGTTGATGGTATTGGTGAGTCGGCAACAACAGCTAGCTACGCCTTTATCGAACTGAAGGAAGGTAAGGTACCGTTTAGTAAATCATCAATAGGTATCGCAATGAAAAAAGCTATAATTGACGCGGTAAATAAATTATAATATGAAGTATTTTGTAACAATAGTATTGATGTGCTTATTTGGCCATTTAGAGGCTCAAATAAAGAGTTTTGACCTTGGTGGGGTGCTACTCACTGGAAACAACAAAAACGTCCAAATAACGTCTAAAATGAGCTATGAATTAAATAATAAAAAAAAGGACATTGGTGTTAGTTTAAACCCCTATTATTTTCTATTTTATGGTCAAAAAAATAACGATTTTATTAAACAATCGGAAGATGCTAGATTAAATGTGTTTTCTTGGAAAGAGATTAAAAATGGTTATAGCGCAATACTATTCTCAACTGTAGAACATTCTTTAGTTAAAGAATTAAATTTGGGTGTTTCTGGTGGGTTAGGTCTTAAAAAATCTTTTAAAGGAAGTAAATTAACAGGTAGCGTTTCACTAGCTTATGTTTATGATAGGTCTGAGATAACTAAAATTTGGTTGGGTAGTAAGCGCGTATCTTATAGACATCAATTAAAATACAAGGTTAAGGATGTCACAATTGAGAATAACGTTTTGATGCAACCAGCGGTCGCATCAACAAACGATCTAATATGGGCTAGAAACACTGTGGGTAATTACAATTTATCTGTAACTAAATCCATAGCTAAAACAACATCAATAGGTTTTATATATGAGGGTTATCTATCTACAATCAGTACGGAGTTTAATCAAAATATAAAACCGTTAGATCAAAGATTTAGTCTCATATTCAAATATTCTATCCCTAATTAATTCAAACTCTTCATTTAAAAATAAATCGTATATTTCTTTTGAGAATTCATCGCTAAAAAAATATACATCTATTTTATCTGTGAATAAATTATTCAGGTTATCTTTATATATTAAAATTTTACGATAATCAACAAATCTTTTATTAAAACTCATACTCCCTATAATAATAAAAAAGGCCTGGTAAAAACCAAGCCTTTTAATTAATTTTAATCAATATTAGATTGAAACTTCAGTGCCGTCTAAGAAAAGACAACCAACTGTTTTGATTGCGTTTTTAGCTTCAGCAACAGTTGAAACTTCCGAACCGTTAATTGTTGAACCTATCGGTAACAAACCATCCTCATCAGAAGCTCCGAAGAAAAGTATTTGATTATCTAAGACCGCAGCTGCGATATAACCAGCTTCAGGTACCATTAAATCACCCTCAAGTTCACCTGTTGCAATAACAGCTTTTCCGTTTAAATTTTTTACAAATGCCATTTTTTTTTTAATTTAATTTTTTAATTTTATTATTTTATATCACTAGATTCTATTAGTGTGTAAGTGAAACCATTACCGTGTATTTTTGAAGCCTTTCTACAGATTGCCATAAATTCTTCAAAATCAGCGGCTTTCTTAAATACTTGACATCCTTCTGACCAGTTTTCAACATAAGTTGAATCAGCACCAGCTTTGTGAATGTTAATACCGAAAATACCTTCAGCGATTTTATTCTCGTCATACTCCATATCTTTGTCAGCATCACGATAAACTTTAACTGGTTTAGCTTGTTTAAGGGCTTCGTATTTACCTTGGTGTAATCCTAACGCGTGAGACCCTCTATATTGACCTTCAACCAATCTAGCAACGCCAGCTGCGTTATGATATTCCATAACACCTTTTTTACCTGGATCTGTTGTAGCGGGCCAGATGTGGAATTTCTCCTCACCATTTTCTTTGTAAGAAACCGTAATATGGTCATCGAATACGTTTGTAACTTTTTGACCCGTACTTGAATTTCTAACACCTACAATGTTAACATCGTAACCTTTATTGTTCTCATCTTCAAACCACGCGTAACCTTTACTTTTAACCGCGGTTTCTATTTGCTCTCTTGTGTAACTCATTTTTTTTTGTTTTGATTTAAATTTTTATTATTAATATCTTGGGGGGTAAACACCTTCCACGCAGATCATGTAGTGCATTCCATCAGGTGCTTTATCTTTTAAATCTGGTATTTCAAATGTTGTAACACCATCACCGCCGTATGTAGTACCTAATATACTAAAAAGCGCCTCATTACCTCTGATTGGTAACTTTCTACCATCGCAAAACATAAATCCTCTAACTTCGTAATAGCCAGCGAATAGTTTTACCATACCTATAATTTCGTCCATAATTTTTTTATTTATTTTAATAGATTATAATATTCTTTAAAATGTTTGATTCTATCTGCTAAACCGATTGTACCACCATTAACTCTTTTTGTAACAGCTGTCACAGTTGCATCATCAGCACCTTTATCGCATATAGACCAAAGTTTATTTGAATCAAAGAAAAACGCCGCTGAAGCTAAGGGGTATTTAGTTGCAACTAAGTCTGGGTTTTCAACGATATTTTCTTCAACCATTTTATCAAATGATGTGTAATTAGCCTTACCAGTTAATTGGATGTAACCGCGGCCTCTAAATTTAAAACCTTCTCCAGAAGCTTCGTCACCATTACCCATACGAGATGAATAAACACGGTTAGCGATTTTTTCTGGCTGGCGAGAATAAGACTCATTTAAATTACCAGGGAAATATTTAGGGAAAATTTTCTTAAGACCATCAGCGCTGTAATTTAAATTCTCACTAACAGCTTTAAAACCACCAGATTCGTGACCACATTGTGCCAAGAAATGTGCTAGTCTTAATACGTTTGTAATGTTGAATTTAGCGGCTGTGTCGGGAATCTGAGCGATAACCGCATCAGGGATGTGACCTTTTAATGCTTCTAGTTTAAAACTAGATGGCGGGATAGCTACTGGAGCAGCAGCAGGTGCAGCACCTTCGTTTAGACCCATCTTAGCCCAAGTCGCATCACCAACGATACCGTCAGCTGTTAAACCATTAGCTGTTTGCCATTCTTTAACTAATTTTTCTGTACCTGGACCGAAAGAACCATCGGCGGTAGTACCCAATTTTGCTTGGAGTTTTTTTACGTCATCTCCTTTTGAACCTACTTTTAATAACATGTTTTGCTTTTAATTTTTTGATTTATTATTCTTTTTCTACAGTAAATAGTCTTAAAAAGTCTTTAAGTCCTAAATTTTTAATTTTAGCAAAATGTTTTGCCGCGTTTAATCTTGAGCTGTATAATGACGTTCTGCCAATAGCTTCTTTTGTTTTATCGGATTTGCTATAAAAAATGATCATAACTTGGTTTTAATAATAAATATTATGATTATAGGATAATTTTTGTGAATATCAAGATATTTATCTAAAAACATATTATGAGCATGAAAGAAGATTTTACACCAGAAGTTAACGATGTCATCGTAGGAAAAATTGGTGAGCTTAAAAAAATACAAGCCCAGTTAGATGAAGCGTTAAAACTCTATAAGGAGTCAATAGCTGATCTAGAAGCGGCTAAAGCTAGTTTAGTACCAGAAGTGATGGAAGCTTTTAAAGGCCAAAAAGATGGTGCTGAGAAATTAAAGTTTGAATTGGATAACATGGTTGTTGAAATCGTTCAGGAATCTGAGAGATTAACAACATCTTATAAAGACGCTTTTGATACAGCTTTAACTAAAGTGAACGAGAACACTAAGAAAGTTTTACAACAAATTTTAGAGAGTTCTAAAGTTGCTTCTAAAGTTAAAGGTCAATTAAAAATCGATAGCACAAAAGTTTACGAAGGCGCTATGATGGATTGGCTTGGTTCTGTAAAGGATTGGTTAACCACAGCTTTCAATAAAGTTAATGTCTTCTCAAGTAGAGCCGAAGAAGGTCTAGATGAAATCAGCGCCATGATTAAAAATTATGACGAAGAGCAAGAAAATATGTACGCTAGTAAAAACATGGATGATGTTGAGTCTGGGGCTATTTACGAATCTATTGATAGAATGAAAAAAATAATAAATTTTTAATAATTAATTACAATGGCGGCACCAAAAAAAGGTAGTTCATCTAACGTTAAGGTTTTTAAAAGTAACCCTAAGAAAAGTAGAAAGGGTATACACAAAAAATCTAAAGCTAGTAAACACAAAGGAAGTAAAAACTACAAGAAGGCTTACAGAGGCCAAGGTAGGTAAGATAACCGTAGAGGGTAGGTAAAGAAGTAACTTTAGAAGTAATTTTAACCTGGTAGGGATCTAACTATGAATAAATCGTGGATTTTCCCAAACCAATACGTATAGAAGCGTAAAGTCGTCATTCAATAACCTCTATAAAAAAACCACCCAATGGGTGGTTTTTCTTTTTATATCTCGTCAAATATCATAAAATACAATTCTTCTTTTGGGCGAGTAACGGCCACGTAGTGTATATTACGGCCTTCTTCATCAACGTCACCATCATCTGTGATAAAAGAGTACTCGGAAAGATCATGCGTCATACTACCGTATTTAATTAACATCTCTGGGTCAGATGAATTAACAACAACACATCTTGGGAACTCCCTACCCTTACTTTTATGTATTGATGTGATGAACACATCGGATCCAGAATTTTCCTCGATAAAATCGATAAAATCTTGGTTGTTGATGAAGTATGGTAAAACCTCGTTTAACTTTTTCTTGAGCGCATCGGTTATGTTAGATTTCTTAACATTCTCCAAATCGGTTTTGGTTATGTAGTTAAAATACCTCATAGGTATTTTTTTCTTCAACGCCTGTCTTTCAAGTTCCTTGATAACGTTATTTGTTCTAACTAAAACGGTAAGCGGTTTACCGTCAACCATCATTTCAAATAAACGTTTCTTTGAGATATATTTCTCATCGACAAAACCATCATGTTCCGATTCTGGGATAGCCCTTAGTGAGCTAAATTTATTGGCATTTTCAACGATATTTCTATGCGACCTGAAATTTTTTGTTAGTGTCAACTCAACAACCGTTTTCTTTTGTTTAAGTAATGACTCAATTTTTTCACAGTTAGCCCCAGAAAATCCGTATATGGATTGGTTTTTATCACCAATTAAGTAGTATTGTTTAGCGTTAATCGATGATAATATCTTCATTTGAAGTGTTGAAGTATCTTGATATTCATCAATAAAAATGTAGTCATACATACCGTTAAAAAAATCACGGTGTTTGGGATCCTTTGATAATTTCTCAGTGTCAATTAACATATCGGAGAAATCTCTACTATTAGTTTCTTTTAAGAAAGCAACATAGTGATCGTAGTAATTTGGTTTGGGTGCTTTAACACCATCATAGAATTGTAATTTGTATGCTGAAAAAGATGAGGAAATACTCGCCCCTTCTTCGTAGAACTTTTCAATGGTTTTATAGTAATCCTCTCTAATCTTCCTCGGATCTTTAAAAGAAGGTTTTTTCTTATCGCGATACCAGTTAATAAAATCGTAGAAGGTTACAATTGGTTTGAACTTACCCAACTTACCCAAAACGCTACTTGTAAAACTATGTATTGTTGTTATCTTCACCTCACTATCAATACGGTTACGTAATTCGTTAACCGCATCATTAGTGAATGAGAAAAATATTATTTTACTTGGGTCGACACCGATTTCAAGTAAATGATTCAACCTACCCACTGTGGAGTGTGTTTTACCGCTACCAGCTGTCGCTGACAATATTATGGACTCTGGTCCACTAAACTCAATAAAATCAAGTTGTTCCTTAGTATATCCTTTTTTCATACCACAAAACTAATAAATTATTTGTTCGTAAACAAATTTTTTTCTAATTTTGTGACATATGGGTATTCTAACATTTAAAGATGCTTTTGATAAGCACAGAAAAAAATTCAGTGTTATTCGACTGAATGATAAAGAGATTCACAACTGTGTTCATTACATCAGGTCTGTTGTAAAACAACAATGTAACACCGCAAAATTAACACAAAATAATCAGAAATATAAGGATATGTTTCTGGAGATATGCGCGATAACCGCCATATCGAATAGAGTTGATTACCCTTTTATTGATTACAAAAACACAAAAACACCCCCTATAGATCAATTTAGAAGTGTTGTTGGTAAGTGGTTTGACATCATTATTTTCAACTATAACGAGTTCCCGATCTTTTACCACCCAATGCATAAAAAAGCGATATTCGTTTGTAAATTAAGTGATACCGAGTTTGTTATATGCGGATTCGGTACGAGATACGTGATAAACAGCTTCCATTCAAAATCTTTAATTCAGAATCATGTTATAAGGGAGCAATCAACTATGAGCGCCTTCTATGGCTTTGAACATCTTAGAGGTATACCAAATAATATTTACGATTTTAAGAACTTAACCCAATAATTCGATATTTATAATAAAACAAAATTATGGGTAAGAAAGTTTATAAAATGACTGAAGATCAAGTTGCTTCTGTTTTGAACAGAAAGAAAGAGGGTGTTATCGCTGATATGCCAGCACCAGGTTTAAAACTAAGTAATGAGGGGTCAGATAAGAAAACAAAATATAAAATCACTGAGGACCAACTAAAAAGAATCTTTAATGAGTTAGGTAAAAAAGCTGTTGATGAGATGGATAACTACAACTATCCAATGGGTTCCGATACACCTGACGCGCCATGGAATCAAAATGATGATAATATTAAACAAGGTGAATCTGTTGGTGGTGACTACGTTGGTGTTTTTACCGCTCAAGGTGAATTCTTATTGAAGAATAAACAAACTAATGAGTTGCTTTATAGTTTAACTGATGTCTGGTATGATATATATGCTGAATTAGAAGACTATTTAGATGTTCCACAAGAAGAAGAAGAGGACGAGGATGGTAGATATATGACAGCGGCTAGCGACTGGAAAGATCATATCACAAATGATGAGTTATTAGAAGCTTTGGCTAGTTACATTAATGACAAGGCTAAAAGAAATCAGGATTTAAAAATCACCGATACTATCGAGTCATGGGATAATGCTGAACATGAGTTTTTATTAGTTAAGCCAGAAACTATCGAAGCGATAGGGTCAAAACCAGTTGTTGAAAAAGCAAAAGCTCTGCTTGGTTTAAATTAAAATATTTCTTTATATTCATGGGGTACCTCAACATAGATATGGGTGTACCCCATTTTTTTTGCGGCAATTATTCTATGTCTACCATCAATAACACCTATTTTATTACCTTCAAGACCCAACAAGACTGGTTCAAAATAACTCTTTCTATGTAGATTTCTTTTAATAAAGCTAACAGCATCTTTAATTCTTTTAACACTGACATCGTTTTTAGTGTCAGGGTTAACGAAATACTCTGGCGAATCTTTTTTTAAACGAGTTATCAATGAATCAACCCCAACTAACACTAATTGGTTATTATCCGAATCAACTAAAACGTATTGGTCCTCTTGTAAGTATTTCATAGGGCAAATATATAAAATTAGTTTACTAAAACCAAAATTTTTACTAGATTTAATGATATTTATTATTAAAAGAAATGTTATGATTGTTACTAAAAAAGATATTATGGAAACCATGGGAGAAAAAAGTTTTTCCGAGGATAGTTCAGGGACAAGTGGTGTTGATAGTACTTCTGGTTCGTCATTACCAAGACGTTTAATTAACAAGGGTTTTGACTGGCTTAACAGTAAAATCAAAAAAGTTGGGGATGCTATTGCGTCAAGAAACGAAAACTTAACCATTGAGGTTATTGATGAATTGTTTAGTATACATGAGGAATGTGAGAACCCTAGTTTTTTTATATCAAAAGACATAAAAAATTTTGGTGAGCCTATGATGGAAAAATCTGGTGATTGTTACCAGGTCGCCGTAAACCCAAAATATAAAGACTTATCTTTTGTTTTTGAAACTATTAAAGAGATGTATGATAACAACGAATTCTCTGGTATGTTATCAGAATCAGAAGTTGTTTGCGAAGAATGTTTAGAAATAAACGTTGAGAAAAAATTACTAGAGAACATGGATGTTTGGATGAGTAAATACCAGATATCTGAAGATGTTATGCACCATTTAAATAACAGTGTTCCTTTGTTAGAGAATATTTACAGACCAGGTAGTCCAAAACACGCCATGGTAATTAAAGAAACCAGAGAGTTGTGGGAAAAGGGTGCTTTAAATGTTTCTGAGTTAAGTAAAAAATTATTCGAGAATACTGATTTGGGTAAATTTGATTTGTATGAAGGTGCAATGGTACCATTAGATTTACCATTTACAGTGGATATGACAGAGGAAGAGATTCTTGCTGAGGCAAAGTACCAAGGTAAGGAAGTTGAGCTCGGAAAACCCAAAAGAGGGGGTTCTAAAAAATTCTACGTTTATGTAAGAAAACCAGGTGGTGGTGTTAAAAAGGTCTCATTTGGTGACACAACTGGTTTATCTGTTAAATTAAACAACCCAGAAGCCCGTAAATCATTTGCTAAAAGACACGATTGTGCAAATAAAAAAGATAGAACTAAAGCGTCTTACTGGTCATGTAGATTACCTAGATACGCTAGTTTGCTTGGTTTAAAATCTAAGTTTGGTGGGTACTGGTAAACCATATTCGGATATCGCGATATACGATAATTGTGTTATAAGAGAGTTTGGTGAGGATATCGATCCGATTGAACTTATGTGGCATAGGGATAATGAGGATAGAGTTGTAGAGGTTTTAAACCAAACTGATTGGCTTTTTCAGTATGATAATGAGTTACCTATCCCGTTAAAAGAAAATGTCTCACTAAAAATAGCGAGACATGACTGGCATAGGGTTATAAAAGGTACTGGTAACCTAAGGTTAAAGATAACTAAAAGTTAATTCTACAAGTACCGTAAACATTTTTAGAACCATCTTCTTCACCTAAATCATCTAACCACTGAAGACTAGAGTTTGGCCCACCATAAAATATAAAGTTTGAGTTATCGTCCATAAATTTTTCCTCACCGCCTTCTGGTACGATTATCTCAACACCCTGTAATTGTATGGGTTGATCTTTCCTTTCGTAATTTATTACACCACCGTAACTAAAAACGTATAAGGGTTTATACTTAGCAAACCTTCTAAATAACTCAATATTGATTTTCCTATCACACTTTATGTCCCTGCTAAAGGTGTAGCATAACATTTCAGCTGTAGCCCTATCAACTTTAAAATTGTGTACTGATAATATCTCAGCTACGGGATTTTCGTAAATCATTCACCAAATTATCTATCTTATCGTACAGATCATGTAAAGTACGATCGTTTATTATTTCGGTTGTAATACCAACAATAGAATCCATTTCTTTTTCAGATGCGTGCTCATCACCAGTACTTAGATTTGGTCTTTGCACTGACAATATTGTGCCACCCATCTTTAATATCGCATCAACTTCATGTTGAAATCTAACATCGCAAATAACGACATCCAGATCTTTATTTTGGTTATACCATTGTTCAAAACGTTTAACCCAAAAACTTCTTCCAAATACTTGTAATTCTGGTATGTATTTTGGCATATCATATTGGAAAACTTCAGTACCCATTATCTGTAGTACTAATCTTGGGGTTATCCCCCAGGTTGGGTCAATTTCATCTTTAGCGTCACCAAAAACTTGGTCTTCAGTGAAACCAAATAATTCCATGGCCCCACGTTTAATTGGGTTGGCGAAACTATATTTTACAAAATTTTTGTTAGCGACAAGGTAATCACCTGTGGTGTCTTTACCCGAACGTTTTTTTCCTAGAACTCCTATTATCATATTAACTTATTTGTACAAATATAATAAAAACGTTTTAAAAAAACAAATCCCCTTTCGGGGATTTTATTATCTTTTTAAAAATTCGTCCATTACGGATTTTTGTATTCTTCTTAGATATTCATTTGGTTGCTCTTGCATTGGCTCCTCTGGAGCTGTGTCAACTGGGGCCTCATCTGGGGCTGGTTCCGCATCTGTTGTATCCTCGGAGTCTTTGTTTTGAAGTTTACTTAACATGTCAGCCATATCCTCTTCATTAACCTTTGTCATGTCGATTGCCGATAAAATAGAGTTAACAACATATTTGTAATCCTTAGATTCCAATTCTTGTGCACCGTCTCTCATTTTTTGTGTCAACTTACCAGTTAATTTTTGAACTGTTTTTAAAATCGGTTCGTCTGGGTTTTCATCACCTTCTGGTGCTTCAGCTGGGGTATCAACTGGCGCGTCACCAGTTGTGTCAACACCCATATCTTCTGGCATTTCGGCCGAGAAATCTGTTGCCATATCGGTAGGTTCTTCTGTTGGCGCGGAAGCCGACATGTCATCACCTGTATTAACAGAAGAAGCTGGCTCCGTATTAGCAGAACCAGCTCCTTTTAATTTAAGAATGTAACGCTCAGTTAAGCTTTTTTTTTTAAAACATCGATGTTTTCTTTATAATCAACTGACTCGTTGATTTGTTTGAACATCATATTTAAATGCTTAAGAGCTTCGGCGTATGATCTATAAGAATGTTCGTGTATGTTTTGAACACCAGACAAATACTCATAACCATTTTCATTTTTTACCTTGATGTAAACGTGTTTTTCCTCTTGTACAATACCATATTCAGTACCATCAGCTGCAACAGCTTCGTGTAGAACATTGGACAAGTGACCAACCAATTGTTTATTTTCGTTGATTGATTCTTTAGACACACCAGCGATTTCAAGAATTCTGGCTAATTTTTGGTCTACGTCTTGTATTTTTTCTGAACCTACTGGTCTCATATCTTTGTTTTTTAAAATTCTTATTATTCTTATAAATATACGGAGTTTTAGTAAAAAATCAATATTGCTCGTTTTCTAAAGATAAAAACTCATCTTTTATATCAACCCCAAGATCTGCTAATTCATCCATATACCCAGATCTTCTTAGGTATTTAAAAACTAGATTTTCTGTACTATATTCACCAGTTGCATTTAAACCACTTTTTCTGTAAGCTCTTATTTTTTCTTTTAGTTTTTTTAGCTTAAGTAATTTAGCGTCTGGTTCTTCTTCTTTTTTAATGTCGTTTAGTTTTTTTACAAACTCCTTAACCTTTTTAATGATATCAGATTTATTAACTGGCGCTTTATCTTTACTAGGTTCTCTTCTCCATTTATTGTAGAGTATGCTATATATACCGTCAGAAGCGTCTAACTCTTCTTTAATATCTTGAACGTATAACTCAACATCAAAACCCTTAACCTTTATATTATGTTTTAAGTTATAAACTTCCTTTTTAGCTGTAAAAAACTCATCAACTAAATCAGTATCTTCATTAACCTTTTCTTTGTCAATTACGATATGTAAATCCACGTCTGAATATTCGGACCAATTATAATTAGCTAAACTACCAACAAATAAGATATCTTCAATAACAAAACTGTCTATACCAAAACTTTCAATAAAATCTTTCGCTATTGAGATGAGGTGTTCCCTAACATCTTTGTGTAATTTGATTGTCTTAAAGTTATCTGATGAGGCATTATCCCATATATCCGAATATAGGCTTGCTCTAACAGTAAAACTTTTAATAATATTGTCCATATCTAATAAATATCAGTATTTTAAATAAAAAACACTTTAAATTAGATAATCGTCCTCAAATTCTTCAGAAATATAGTGTTCATCAGCTTTTTCGATCCAACCAGTGATAATATATTTGTATTGACCATTTTTTGGCGGGTTACCACGATGCTTATGTGTCCATAAAGCTGGTGCGATAACTAATTTACCAGCTTCAGGTTTAACTTTAAGTGGGTTAAATTTAAATTCAGTTTCACCACCATCAACATCATTAAGGTAGTAGATAAAAAATAATTCTCTTTTAATTGTGATACCACCCTCGTTCTCATGGTGCCAGGCGTAATAGCCTTGGTCATCTATGTATCTTTGCATTTGCATGTGCGGTTGCCCGTTATTAGCGGCCATATAACATGATTGAGCTGTTCTTACGGCTGAAGCTTTAGTACTAAACCCACCAGTCATCGTCATAAAACTGTTGTGTTCAATATAATCAACTAAGTTACCTAGTAGATTTTCTCGTAAATAATCATAGATGTATAACCAATTTGGGTTATCTAAATTAAGGTGGATCATTAAATCTGTTGATGATTTAACTAACTTATTAACACCAGCACCACTAATACCTTCCATTTGGTTATTTGATGTCTCAAATTCGTTTATAATAAGATTACAAACTTCTTTAGAGATAGTATTTTCGTAAATTTTAATTAAATTATCCATTATAAATTTTTTGTATAAATAATTTTAAACGTTTCAACCCTGTCATTTAATCTTAGTGGCTTAACTTTAGTATTAGTAAAATCACATAATTCAGAATTTTTAAAGAAAACGTAAACATTACAACCAAAATTTTCCGCTATTTGGTTAGAATATTCTTTAACTTTTTTAACAAATTCCGAAAAATCATTACCATCATTATTAAAAATAATGAGTATATCGTTTTTTTCCAACAAATTTTTATAAGTGTATACGAGATGCCCATCCTGCCAGAATTCTATTCTCCAGTCAGCTATATCAAGCATTGGATAAGCTCCCCAAGTACCACCATTCAAAACCATTTCACCAAAAAACTCACCGTTTTGGAACCACCTAACTAGATAATTTTGATCTCCGCGTATTGAGACTTTAGCCATATCATGAAAAGTTATGTTGGCTCTTGAGTTATACCTTACTTCTACAAACATTATAAAACTTTTTTATAATTATATTTTTTTGCGATATTAACGTTAAAATATTTACCCTGACTTTCAGCCAAATTAAGTTCAGCGAAAACTTCATGGGATACATCTTCATATTGATAAACCATCCCATTATTAAATGTTATCTCCAACATTTTGGTTGTTGTGTTATATTTACCACCCTTAATATTAGAACTCGTGTATTCGGTAATAATCTCATTACCGTTGTATTTTTTACTTGTTACTGACATATTCTTCGATATTGACTTTTCTTGTTGAGCTTATTTTAACAAAATTTTTAACTAGGGATAGACTAATAACCTCACTAGTTGTTGCAATATGTGCATCATCACTATTTTCATCCGAAATAGCTTTTTTCGTGGTGATAATCAAGCTATCTCCGCTTATTATTTGTCCCGAAGGCTCTTGGAACTCCTTAATGTTCCCGTCTTTGTAATTAACAATTATCCTTTCCATAAATATTTATTTGTAACAAAAATAGGAAAAAATTTTGCTTATGTCAAGATTATACCTATCTTTGCACAAAAGATATATACACGCATGAAAGAAAGAATGACAAACGAATTGAGAAACGCATTTACAAAAGGGCAAGCCGTTGCGTTAAAGTATAATGACTCAATGCTCAGGTTACAACACGTTGTCTTTGGTATATTAACGACCGAAAATATGATATATGAGGTTGTTAAAAACAAAGTAATCGATTTTGACGTGATGGTTGAGGACCTTAATGATATTAATAAACGTTTATCAGACTCGTCAAAAGATGGCGATAGTACAATATTACCATTTGAATCTGATTTACAAGAGACGATCAAAGAGTGTATCTCTAGAAAAAAACAAACCAATTACATAACAGTTGAGTTGTTTTTTACGATCTTCATGGAAAAAGATAACGCAATAACTAAATTGTTTAAAGATTATGGTTTAACAAAAACCTTTATCGCTAAAAAAATTAAGCAGTTGTCCACACCACAGGCAAGCACGTTTTCAAATGACGATGAGTTACCAAAAGACAAACCAAAAATCACAAACGAAAATATTAACCGAAACACGAAAACTCGAACACCAATGTTGGATAACTTCGGTAGAGATTTAACAGCACTATCTTTAGATGGTAAACTCGACCCAGTTATTGGTAGAGCCGAAGAGGTTGAACGTGTATGCCAAATTCTAACACGTAGAAAAAAGAATAACCCAATATTAATCGGTGACCCAGGTGTTGGTAAAACGGCGATAGCAGAAGGTTTAGCTATGAAAATTGCCACTGGTGAGTGCCCTAGACCACTACTTAATAAGCGTGTCGTTACATTAGACATGACATCTCTTGTTGCTGGCACAAAGTATCGTGGACAATTCGAAGAGCGTATTAAAGCTATCGTTGACGAGGCAAAGGATAATCCAAATGTTATTTTGTTTATCGATGAAATCCATACAATTGTTGGTGCTGGTAACTCTTCTGGTTCTTTAGACGCCGCAAACGTATTTAAACCAGCTTTAGCTCGAGGTGAACTACAATGTATTGGGGCAACGACTCTTGATGAGTATCGCGAACATATCGAAAAAGATGGGGCTCTTGACCGAAGATTTCAAAAAGTTATGGTTAACCCACCTCAACTGGCTGAAACCAAACAGATATTAATGAATATTAAGGAGAGATACGAAGATTTCCATAAAGTTACCTACACTGAAGGGGCTATTGATGAAATCATCTATCTTGCCGACAGGTACATCACTAATAGAGAGTTCCCTGATAAAGCCATTGATATTATGGATGAGGCTGGTTCTAGAACACAAGTTGCTATTAAGGCACCACAGAAAATAAAGGACCTGGAGATCAAACTAAAGGACATAAAAGAACAAAAACAACTTGTTGTTAAGACGCAAAATTTTGAACAGGCCGCAAGTTTGCGTGACCAAGAGAAGAAAATTTTGGTGGAGTTAGAAAAAGAAACAGCTACATGGAAACTTTCCATTAATGAAAAACGTAATATCGTTACAGAGGATATGATATCAGAAGTTGTTTCAATAATGACTGGTATCCCTATTAGTCGAGTATCTGAAAGCGAAATTGAAAGGTTGCTTTCGATGGACAAGGATTTAGCTAATTGTGTGATCGGTCAATCGGATGCGATAAGTAAGGTTGTCTCTTCCATAAAGAGAAATCGAACTGGTATTAGAAAACAATCTAAACCAATCGGTTCATTCTTATTCATTGGACCAACAGGTGTCGGTAAAACCGAATTGGCGAAAGCTCTATGTGAAAAAGTATTCGGATCTAAGGACTCAATGATTCGAGTTGATATGTCCGAATATTCTGAGAAATTTAATATCAGTAAATTAATCGGAGCGCCCCCAGGATACATTGGTTACAACGAAGGTGGTCAATTAACTGAGAAAGTTAAAAATAAACCCTACTCACTCATATTATTTGATGAGATCGAAAAAGCTCACCCAGATGTGTTCAACGTGATGCTTCAATTGTTAGATGAAGGTTTTTTAACAGACGCTAATGGTAGAAAAATAAATTTCAAAAATACTATTATAATAATGACCTCTAATATTGGTTTAAAAGAGGTTCAGGATTTTGGTACTAAGATCGGTTTTAACGATTCTGAGGGTGATAATTTAGCCAACTCCAAAGGTATTATCGAGAAAAATCTAAAGAAAACGTTTAAACCAGAGTTTATTAATAGGTTAGACGAAATTGTTTATTTTAATTATTTAAATGAAGAAGATATCACAAAAATAATTGATTTACAATTAAAAGATTTTGAATTACATTTAAAGAGTATTGGTTTTACCTTTAAAATTGATAAAAAATTAAAAGATTTTCTTCTTGAGCAGGGTTTTAACAAAATTTACGGGGCCAGAGAGATACAGAGAACAATACAAAAATATGTTGAGGACCCAATCTCAGATGAGATGTTAAAAAAACAACTACCAACAAGTGGTAAAATATGTCTAACCTACAACATAAAGACTTCAAAGGTTATTGTTAACATAACCGAATAAAAAAACGAAAAAATATTATTGTTACTGTTGCCTTAACAGTATTTAATACTATTTATATAGGTAGTTTAAACTTACTTATATAAATGGCAACAGTAACAATTTATCTTAGAAATGATCTAGGAAGGGCTCTCTCCTACGCGGAGCTTGACGCTAACTTCAAGAATATTAAAGACACGATCGAAAATCTCGGTATCGATGATTTAACGGATGTGGTTATATTAAGTCCCCAAAATGGGGACATACTTGTTTATGACACCACTATAGATCAGTGGGTAAACACACAAAATTTACAAGGATCGTATGTGTTAAACCAGTTAGCTGTAACTGGAATGACCCAAAACAATTCACCATCTTATTTCGTATCCTACGATGAAACAACAGGTGAGTTTGGTTTTAGTCCAATGCCTTTGGCGGGGACTTCAGGTTCATCTGGTGTTAGTGCTACGGGTGCTAACTACTATGGTTCATTCAGCGATTCAACAACACAAGTTGTTTCCGCGGCAAACACACCAACTGAGATTACTTACAACACAACCGAAATTTCTAATCATATTAGTGTTGTAAACAATTCACAAATAAAATTTGATTATACTGGTGTATATGAGATAGGTTACTCTTTACAAGTTGAAAAAACGCAAGGTGGTTCTCAGGCGGATGTCCATATTTTTGTTAGAAAAAACGGTACTGATATTGTTAGAACAGACTCTATTTTGGGTTTGGTTTCAAACTCAGTTAAACAATTACCTTTCGTTTCTTTAATTTTAGATTTAAATGCTAATGATTATCTTGAGATTTTATTTGCCTCTGCTTCAGAGCACGTACAAATAACAGCTGTTCCAGCTAGCGCATCACCGTTGGATCACCCAGCTGCGCCATCAATAATCGTTGTTGCCAAACAAATAGGTTTATTATTACAAGGGGATTCTGGGCATTCAGGTTCTTCAGGAACTTCTGGATCCGCTGGTACAAGCGGTTCTACTGGTACTGATGGTACTTCAGGTTTAAGTGGTAGTAATGGTTCTTCAGGTATTTCAGGTTCATCTGGCGAAGACGGATCTTCGGGAACAAGTGGTGAAAGCGGTTCTAATGGTTCTTCAGGTATTTCAGGTTCATCTGGTCAAGATGGTTCTTCAGGTGTAAGTGGTTCTTCTGGTTCTGACGGTAGTTCAGGGACAAGTGGTTCTTCAGGTATTGATGGTGCTAGTGGTATCTCAGGTATTTCAGGAACAAGTGGATCGGATGGTATTTCTGGTACTTCAGGTCAATCAGGTTCAAATGGTTCATCTGGTGTGAGCGGGGAAAGTGGTTCCGATGGTTCATCTGGTACTTCAGGTATTTCAGGTGAATCTGGTTCAGATGGTTCTTCAGGAACTTCAGGTATAAGTGGATCGGATGGATCTTCTGGTATTTCTGGTGTTTCGGGTTCTGATGGTAGTTCAGGTATTTCTGGTGTAAGTGGTTCTGACGGATCTTCAGGAACTTCTGGTGTTTCTGGTTCTGACGGTAGCTCAGGGACAAGTGGTTCTTCAGGTATTGACGGCGCTAATGGTATTTCAGGTATTTCTGGAACAAGTGGATCGGATGGTTCATCTGGTCAATCTGGTCAATCTGGATCAGATGGTTCTTCAGGTACTTCAGGTCAATCAGGTTCTGACGGTAGTTCAGGTATAAGTGGTATAAGTGGATCGGATGGCTCATCTGGCCAATCAGGTTCATCAGGTTCTGACGGTAGTTCAGGTATAAGTGGATCTTCTGGATCAGATGGTGTTTCTGGTCAATCTGGTTCTTCAGGATCAAATGGTTCTAGTGGCCAATCTGGCGCTAGTGGGTCTGACGGTTCTTCAGGTACTTCAGGTCAATCAGGTTCTGACGGTAGTTCAGGTATAAGTGGTATTTCTGGATCAGATGGTTCTTCTGGGACTTCTGGTGAGTCTGGGGCTAGTGGATCTGATGGATCTTCTGGTACTTCAGGTCAATCAGGTTCTAACGGTTCATCTGGTATAAGCGGTGAAAGTGGTAGTGATGGATCTTCTGGTTTATCTGGTTCTTCTGGATCAAATGGGTCAAGTGGTGAATCTGGATCTAGCGGTTCAAATGGTTTGTCTGGTGCTTCTGGTTCTTCTGGATCAGACGGTTCTTCAGGTTTAAGTGGTGAGTCAGGTACGTCTGGATCATCTGGTAGTTCAGGAGAGTCTGGATCGGATGGCTCTTCAGGTGTAAGTGGTGTAAGTGGTTCTGATGGTTCTTCAGGATCGAGCGGTTTGGACGGGGTTAACGGGGTTAGCGGTGTTTCTGGTTCTTCAGGTACATCGGGTTTCTCTGGTGTTGATGGTACCGCTGGTACAAGTGGTAATAGTGGATCAGATGGATCTTCAGGAACAAGTGGTTTAAGCGGTTCTGATGGTTCTTCTGGTTTATCTGGTTCTTCTGGTAGTAATGGATCTTCTGGTTTATCTGGTTCTTCAGGTTCTGATGGATCTTCAGGTACAAGCGGTTTAAGTGGTTCAGCTGGATCATCAGGTGTAAGTGGTTCTTCAGGTTCTGACGGTTCTTCTGGTTTATCTGGTTCATCAGGCTCAGACGGTTCTTCGGGATCAAGTGGGTTAAGTGGTTCTGATGGATCTTCAGGGACTTCTGGTGTTTCTGGTTCTGATGGATCTTCAGGAACTTCAGGATCTTCAGGTATTGACGGTGCTAGTGGTGTCTCAGGTATTTCTGGTACTTCTGGTAGTGATGGTAGTAATGGTATTAGCGGTGAGTCTGGTTCTAACGGTTCTTCTGGTATTTCAGGTATTTCAGGTATTTCAGGTAGTGATGGTTCTTCAGGAACAAGTGGCGAGTCTGGCTCAAACGGTTCTTCTGGTATAAGTGGGTCAAATGGCTCTAGTGGTATTTCTGGTTCATCAGGTAGTGATGGATCTTCAGGAACAAGTGGTGAAAGCGGATTCTCTGGTTCATCAGCATCTTCTGGTTCTTCTGGATCGGATGGTTCTTCAGGAACTTCAGGTGTTTCAGGTAGCGATGGTTCTTCTGGTTTATCTGGTTCTTCAGGGTCAAGTGGTTCTGATGGTTCTTCAGGTATTTCAGGCGAGTCTGGATCTTCAGCATCATCTGGTTCATCAGGTAGTGATGGATCTTCAGGTTCTTCTGGCTTAAGTGGTGAATCTGGTTCTTCAGGATCTTCAGGGTCAAGCGGTTCTGATGGTTCTTCAGGAACATCTGGATTTAGCCGCGAATCGGCAACGTCTGGTTCTTCAGGTTCTTCAGGATCCGATGGTTCTTCTGGTGTAAGTGGTTTATCTGGTTCATCAGGTAGTGATGGATCATCTGGTTCAAATGGTTTAGATGGTGTTAATGGTGTTAGTGGTGTATCAGGTAGTGATGGCACTTCAGGTTTCTCTGGTGTTGACGGTACTGCTGGTACAAGTGGATTGAGTGGTTCTGATGGTTCTTCAGGAACTTCAGGTGTTTCTGGTAGCGATGGTTCAAACGGTAGTTCAGGTTTATCAGGTTCTTCTGGTAGCAATGGATCTTCTGGTGTTTCAGGGTCATCAGGTAGCGATGGTTCTTCTGGTTTATCTGGTTCTTCTGGGTCAGACGGTTCTTCTGGAACATCAGGTATAAGCGGCGAAAGCGGTTCTTCGGCTAGTTCTGGTTCTTCAGGTTCCGATGGTTCTTCAGGAACATCGGGTGTTTCTGGTAGTAATGGATCAAACGGTAGTTCAGGTATCTCTGGATCATCTGGATCTGACGGCTCTTCGGGTGAATCTGGTTCTTCAGGTACATCTGGTATTTCAGGTGAGTCTGGTAGTTCAGCGTCTTCTGGTTCATCAGGTAGTGATGGATCATCTGGTATAAGTGGTTTATCTGGTTCATCTGGAAGTGATGGGTCTTCAGGAACAAGCGGTGAATCTGGCTCAAACGGTAGTTCAGGTTTATCTGGATCTTCAGGTTCTGACGGTTCTTCAGGAACTTCTGGTATTAGTGGATCTTCAGCTTCTTCAGGTACAAGCGCTGAAAGTGGTTCAACGGGATCAAACGGCTCTTCAGGTGAATCTGGTTCATCAGGTAGCGATGGTTCTTCAGGAACAAGTGGTATAAGTGGTATTTCTGGGTCATCAGCATCTTCAGGTTCATCTGGATCTAACGGTTCTTCAGGAACTTCTGGTATAAGTGGTTCTGCTGGTTCTTCAGCATCTTCAGGGTCTTCGGGTTCCGATGGCTCTAGCGGTATTTCTGGTCAATCTGGCTCTTCAGGTTCTGACGGTTCTTCGGGATCAAGCGGTTTGGATGGTGTTAATGGTGTGTCTGGGGTTTCGGGTTCTGACGGTACATCAGGTTTCTCTGGCGTTGACGGTACTGCTGGTACGAGCGGTTTAAGTGGGTCTTCAGGTTCATCTGGTTCTGACGGTTCTTCTGGATCATCAGGTATCTCAGGTGAGTCTGGCAGTTCAGCATCTTCTGGTTCATCAGGTAGTGATGGATCTTCAGGTATAAGTGGTTCTGCTGGTTCTTCAGCGAGTTCAGGATCTTCGGGTTCTGATGGTTCTTCAGGAACAAGTGGATTTAGTGGTTCTTCAGCGACTTCTGGTACTTCTGGTTCTTCAGCAAGTTCTGGATCGGATGGTAGTTCAGGAACAAGTGGTATTTCAGGCGAATCTGGTTCTTCAGCATCTTCAGGTTCATCTGGATCTGACGGTTCTTCGGGATTGAGTGGTTTAAGTGGTTCTTCAGCATCTTCAGGTTCATCTGGATCTGACGGTTCTTCAGGAACTTCTGGTATAAGTGGTTCTTCAGGTTCTTCAGCGTCTTCAGGATTGAGTGGTTCTTCAGGATCGGATGGAAGTTCAGGATTGAGTGGTTCTTCAGGTTCTGACGGTTCTTCAGGAACTTCAGGATCTTCAGGTATTGATGGTGCTAGTGGTGTCTCAGGTATTTCTGGTACTTCTGGTAGTGATGGTTCAAGCGGCACATCAGGTTTAAGTGGATCAAATGGTTCTTCTGGAACAAGCGGTGAATCTGGTTCTTCAGCATCTTCTGGTAGTGATGGTTCTTCAGGAACAAGTGGGTTTAGTGGATCCGATGGTTCTTCTGGTTTAAGTGGGTCTTCTGGATCGGATGGCTCTTCAGGTGTAAGTGGTTCAACTGGCTCCGCTGGCACGTCTGGTGAATCTGGTAGTACGGGTTCTTCAGGAACAAGTGGTGAAAGTGGATCAACTGGATCAAATGGTTCTTCTGGTTTATCTGGTTCTTCAGGTTCTGACGGATCTTCAGGAACATCTGGATTTAGTGGTTCTTCAGCAAGTTCAGGTATGAGCGGATCTTCAGGTTCTGACGGATCTTCAGGAACATCTGGATTTAGTGGTTCATCCGCGTCTTCAGGATCAAGCGGTTCTGCTGGTAGCGATGGCTCTTCAGGTACATCTGGTGAAAGTGGGTCAACTGGATCAAATGGTTCTTCAGGTTTAAGTGGTTCATCAGGTTCTGACGGATCTTCAGGGACATCAGGATTTAGTGGTTCATCAGCATCTTCTGGTTCTTCAGGTATAAGTGGTTCATCAGGTAGCGATGGTTCTTCAGGAACAAGCGGTGAAAGCGGATTCTCTGGTTCTTCAGCAAGTTCAGGATCTTCAGGTAGCGATGGTTCTTCAGGAACAAGCGGTATCTCTGGATCTTCAGGTAGCGATGGTTCTTCAGGAACAAGCGGTATAAGCGGTTTAAGCGGTTCTTCAGCAAGTTCAGGTTCTTCTGGTTCTGACGGATCTTCAGGTTTAAGTGGATCAGCTGGTAGTTCAGCATCTTCAGGTACAAGTGGTTCTGATGGTTCTTCAGGTATTTCAGGTGAATCTGGTTCTTCAGCATCAAGCGGTTCCGCTGGTTCATCTGGTTCTGACGGTAGTTCGGGTACATCTGGATTTAGCGGATCAAGCGCATCTTCAGGTTCTTCTGGATCGGATGGTTCTTCAGGTTCATCTGGTATAAGTGGTGAAAGTGGTTCTTCAGGTTCTGACGGTTCTTCAGG